TTTCGCTCGGGCGCATTTTTGTGCAATTTGACTATTGACTTTTAATCAAAAGTGATGTATAATAATTATAGTAAATCGAAAGGGGAAAGAAAAATGAAAACAAGAATATATTTAGCAAGTCCTTTTTTTAACGAAAAAGAAAGAAAAGAAAAAGACAAAATTTGCCAAAGATTGATTAATTTAGGGTATGAAGTTATCGACCCTCAGAATACAGGCAACGTTGTTTCTTGGGAATTAAATAATAATGACTGGGCAAATAAAGTCTATAACAAAGATGTAGCGGCGATTGCCTCTGCGGATGCTGTTGTAGCCATTGACTGGGGACTGTATGGCGATTGTGGCACAGCCTTCGAAGTCGGCTTGGCAAGTATGCAAGGATTGCCTGTTTTGATAATTGCGCCTGATGAAACCCTTACACAGCCACATTCTTTAATGGTGGTTCAAACTGGCATTAACTTTATTTCCACTTCAAGATTTTTGGCAACTGATGAAAAGTGGTTTTCAGTTGGTGAAAAGCCTCATTTCCTTTATGGGGTAGAACAAAAATAACAAAAATGTAATATTTTAACTATTGACATACTGTTTAAATTGTGTTATAATATAAATAAAGAAAGGAGAGATAAAAGTTATGGAGAAGAATATTTATCCACCATTAGACCAATATTCTGAACAGGAATTAGATACTTTAATTCAAAAAATTCAACGAGAAAGACAGGATAGAGTAACACGCGAATTAATGGCGACTGCTGACGACATTGTAAAAAATTTGGAAACTTTTGCCAAATATAAAACTCACATTAAGGTAGAAGCAGTTGTTGACGGTCTTGTTGATTTCATTGATATTGCATTATCTGATTTAATTACTGCTTTTGAGCGAGCAGGCAATAATTTATCGTAAAAGAGGTGATAAAAATGACAGATTGGGAAAAATTAGCAGACTTACTCGGCATTGTTGAGGAACACAGAGAATCTCTATTTAATGACCTTGTGAACAGAAATACCGACCTTGTATTGTTTTTCAACGAGGACGGCTCTATTGATTGGGGAACCCTCGGTTAAACTTTAGCGCAGTGCTTTACTGCGCTAAAGCACCCGGGTCGGTTACAAAATTGTAATAATTTAAATATTGACATTTTACTTTCTTTGTGCTATAATAATTATAGTAAAAAGAAAAGGAGATGTAAGCATGAAAGCAACAGGAATTGTTCGCAGAGTAGATGATTTGGGTAGAGTTGTAATCCCCAAAGAAATTCGTAGAAGTATGGGGATTAAGGAAAACAGCCCACTAGAAATTTACGTAAGCGCAGACTCAGAGCAGATTATTCTGCAAAGATACGAACCGTTGATAAGCAACAGGGTTAAGGCTCTGCAGGAAGATGTTTCATATTGGTGCTATGATTATTCTGCGGAACAGCAAAACCAGATTAAAGAAGTAAATCAGGCATTCAAGACGATTCTAAACTTTTTGAAGAACGTTGAGGAATCCGAAGGATAATATTCCTCGATTAAAAGCCAACCTTTTTAGGTTGGCTTTTTCCATTTACTGGCAAAATCGCCCGGCCCGCTGGCGGACCAGCTGGGCCGAACTCCAGCACGCAACCCCATATGGCAATTTTTTGCTACTTCTAGCGGTTTTTTGCTTTATCCCATTTTTTCCCGAAATTACCCGGGCCCGTTCGCCCCCGTTCGGAGTTTGCTCATATGGCCTTTATCTCGGTTGAAAGTGACTCGCGTCGCGAGCCCGCTCAAGAGAACTTTTTACTAAAATTTTTTGCATATGCCATTGATTTTTAAAAAAAATTATGTTATAATTTTAAAAAAACCCTTTTTTAAAATCCCGTTCTAACTCCGAACGGGCCTCCGCACTGCAAAAAATTCTCAAGATTTTTCCCACGAGTTTTAACTTCACTCCGGTAATGAAAATCTATGCTCACCAGTCCAAAAGCAAGTTGTAATGAACTTTGCTTAGAAAAAAATTTTTCGTGGCTCTCTGAGCCCAATTTTGACTTTTTAAAAAAAATATTATATAATATTTATAGAAAATTAAGAAAGGAAGTTGTAATAGACTTATGACCACTGATATGACTAATGATATTCTAAAGCGTCTCCAAAAGGGAGAAAACGCAGAAGATATTGCGAATGAGTTGATTACTCATTTGAATGAGGCAAATAAGCAGTTCCAAGAGATAGAGAAAGAAAGGGAACGTGCGGCTGCGGTAAAGGCACAGAATGAGAAGTTTAACGCGATGGAAAAACTCGTCGACGGCTTCTATGATGTTTGCAAGGCTTGGGATTTCGGTGATGAAATTCTGGATGCTCTATGCGATATAGATGTTGACGAACTTGTAAGTATGGTAGACCTTATTGCGCCTATCTATGCACATAAACTACAGAGAGATCTTGACGCTCTAAAGGAGACTAGGAACAATATTACTCCTGCTAAAACAGAGACCGAAGATGCGATTGAATCATTTCTTAACAAGTTTGTAAGATAAAAAGAAAAAGAAAAATCCCCTGAGCGAATTGCTCAGGGGATTTTTTTATATAAGGAAAACGATAACGGTGACGAGGAAAATAAGGTGTTAATCAAACACCGAACGGGCCACCCCCATTCCGCATTTCATCCTATCTCACCCTATTCTCCTCTATATTCCTCTATTATAATTCTAAATCTTCATCTTCCGTCTTCATAAACAATGTATCTAAATCCTCATCCAATATTATTTTCTCTATTTTCGACATTTTTCTCCACCTTACTATCAACGCAATACAGATTCCAACCTGCAATATCGCATATAATATAGTTACTATTAAAACAATAATTGGTATCATACATCTTTCTCCAAATCTTTCCACCACTTATCCAGTCCCACAAAGAAATTATCTACTGTCTTGCTATATTCTGAATAATCTTTTACTTCTGTATTATTATCTACTTTTACCTTTACTTCTTTTTTAGCCTTTGGTTTTTCTTTAAATATCCATTTCGCTTTCTTTCTATAAAGAACAATACTTCCTGAAGCATTCATATCACCAATAAGATATCCATCACGAACCAATGAAAAAGAAAAAGCATCATTTTTAACCGCAAAAATAATATTTGGGTTACTTAAACCCTTTTCTTTGGTAAAATCTTCTGGCTCTATCGAGTGAACTTCATAACCACGATAATCTCCAATATATCCATTTTCACAAGTATAATAATTCATAACATTCTCCTTAATTTTTTCATTTCATTTTTTTAAATGTTCCTTGAGTAAAAAATAGTTTTTTATTTCATTTTTTGAAATAGCCCCACGTTTTTCATTTCATTTTTTAAAAATGGGACTCCCACCTTTTAATTTTTCTCTTTTAATTTCTTTATTATTTCTTTTAATTTTGATTTTCGTTTTTGTTTATTCTTATATTCTTCTAAATCTTTTATTTTTACTACATATATTTTTCCATTCTGATCTATATATGTCTTCACCTCTTGAGGTTGAACCTCGTTATAAAAATCTTCTATAAACAAACGATGAACACACTATACTTCTTTATCTAATGACATAATACTATTTTCCTTTCTATTATTTCTAATAATATTATATTATATAATTTTATAAAAGTCAATCATTCTCCATATTTTTCTTTTTCCTTCTATAAAATTATATCCCAACTAGAATTCTCTTCTTCTAATATTATGGGTAATTCTTTTTCTAACCAATAACTAGTTATAAATATACCCCTACTTTCTTTCTCTACCTCTGACATAGGATATATTCCCCTTTCTACTAAAAATTTTTCTAAAACTTCATTTATTTCTTTACTATCCATTATTCGTCATCCTCTTCTAAATAAAAAATCTTTTCTGCTTTTCCTTCTTCTCTTAAATCTTTTATCTACTAGTTCAAACGTCTCAATTCTTTCAATATCTACATTAAATACATCATTTCTTCCATTTTTTATTCTCCTTTCTAAAAAAGCCCCTAAGTTTTCTATAAAGCCCGAGCGAAGCGAGGGATTTTAGAAAACGCCCTATTTTTATAAGTTTTTTCGCGAAGCGAAAAAATTTGTAAAAATTTGTAAATACTAATATTAATAGAGCAAATTACAAATTACAAAAAAAATCTAGGCATTTTCATCCTAAATTTGTAAAAAGTAATTCTTTATTTGTAAAAAGTGCCCATTTTTTACAAATTTTACAAAAACTTTTTACAAAAACTTTTTACAAAAAAAATCCTAAAATTGCCAAAAATTAAATGTTTCATCTAGGCATTTTCGTCCAAAATTTGTAAAAACTTTTTACAAATTTTATTTACTTTTTTGTAAAATTACTTAACCTTTTTTACAAATTTTTGCGGTTTTTCCATCCTGCGCTGTGATATACCGCCGCCTCAGAAATCCCTAACATGAGAGCAATTTCTTTTGCGCGCATACCCTATTTCGCCAGTGTGCCAACCTAATCATCGTCTACAGTCTTTTTGCGGCCGAACGCTTTTCCGGCGCTTATTTTCTCTTCATAGCGACCCTGCGCAATATCTATTTTAGGCTATATCAATGACTTAAACACTGCTTCCATCATTGCATTTTCTGTTTCATATTCTCCGTGACAACCATAAGATACAATAATATTATATAAATCTAATTTATCTTTATCATTATTTAAATGTTCTATAAAATCAAGCCAGTCTGGATAAAATATAAAAGTGCGCTCAACCATATTTATCACCTAATATTTTATCTATGTCTTTCTAAAATTTATCATCTACTTTAAAAATCCAGCACTAAAACTCTGGCTTGTAAGGATTAGGCATAGATTTTAAAGGTAAATTACCCATAGCAATTAAGGCTTCCATAACTCGCTTAGAATAAATTATTTTGTTAATTGGCATTTTGCTCGTGAGCCCCCTTATTGATTATTCTCGAAGAAATTTTTTAATGCTTTACGAATAACCTAAGACATAGTTAAATCTTCTTTTTTGGCATATTCTTCTAATTTCTTTTTTTCACTCTAATCTATTCTAACTGAAATAGTAGTCATTATTTTTTCACTTCCTTTCAAATTATTATAAAAATTCTTCGTAATAAATTATATAACTTTGTCCTACAGAATAATATAATCTTTAATTGATTTTTTATAAAAAATATATTATAATATATATAGAAAATAAAAAAGAGGTGTAATTATGAGGCTAAAACCTATTATCCTTTCTTTGCTCGACACAGATTTGTATAAGTTTAATATGAATCAAGTAATCTTTCATAAGCATACAAATCTTTGCGGCAAGTATTACTTTAAATGCCGCACTAAAGATGTGGTCTTTACAGATGAAATGATTGATGAAATTAATGCGCAAATTGATTACTTTTGCACACTTTGCTTTGCGCCAAAAGAACTCGAATATCTTGCGTCTATCAGATTCATTAAAAAGGACTATGTAGAGTTCTTGCGGCTGTGGCACCCAGTCCGAGATTATGTCACGGTTGGAAGAGACAATGATGGACAACTCTCTATCGTAATAGAAGGCCCGCTCTTTTCTGCTATGCAGTTTGAGATTTATCTTCTTGAAATTGTCAACGAAGTCTATTTCCGAATGAATTATGATTATGACACTCTCAAAGCCGCCGCGGAAAAGAAACTTGATGAAAAGATTGAGGCTTTCCGCACTGGAAAATATACTTTTAAATTTGCGGAGTTCGGTTGCCGGCGCAGATTGTCGCGAGAGTGGGAAGATGTTGTTGTACGTCGCCTTGCGCAAGAAACCAACAACTGTGTTGGTACTTCTAACGTATATCTTGCTATGAAGTATAACCTTATTCCTATTGGAACATACGCACACGAATATGTCCAGATGTATCAGGGTATTAATGAAATCCCACTCGCTTATACTAATCATTATGCGATGAAAGATTGGTATGATGAATATCAGGGCGATAATGGTACTGCTCTAACAGATACTATTACCACAGATTTGTTCCTTTTGGATTTTAACAGAGCAATGGTAAACAACTATACTGGTGTGCGCCATGACAGTGGCGATCCCTATGAGTGGGGAGAAAAAATGATTAAACACTATGAAAAATATGGTGTTGATCCAAAGACAAAACTTCTTCTTTTCAGCGATAGCCTTGATTTCGATAAGGCGCAGGCTCTTTATGAATACTTTAAAGATAAAACCAAAGTTTCGTTTGGTATTGGAACATTTTGTTCGAATGATACTTGTGAACGACCTTTGAACATTGTAATTAAACTTCAATATGTTAATGGTAATCCGGTAGCAAAACTGTCAGATAATCCGGAGAAAGCAATGTGCCGTGATGCGGAATATCTTAAATACCTTAAAAGAGCCGTAGATTTTCGTTTGAATAGAGAAACATAATAATAAATAAAAACCTTATAATATATGAGTAATAAACAAATGATTGAAATAAAGAAAAAAATTAAAAATTTATGTGAACAACTTGACGACAAAAACTTAAAACAAGTTCTTTTTGAGGTTAGGAAAAAAAGACATGAAGAAAAAATCGCTGAAGCATGCAAAGAAATAAGCACAATTATATATTCTTTACAAAAACTTACTAATTATCAAAAAACACCTTTAGAGGTTCCTGTTGAAGTAAATGGACAAGGATATTTCGGAGAAGTATCATTATATAATTTAATAAAAACTTTTCAACAACTACAAATTGATATTCATTATATTCCAGGAGAAGAAAAATATGAATTATAAACAAAGTATTCAATGGTTAGAATGTTTAAAAAATCAAATTGGTCAACCTCAACATCAAGAACTATGGCATTTTGAACAAGCCATTGATGAGATAATTGCGCTTATAGAACCGCTTGCAAAACCGCACGGTAAGTTAATTGATTGCGAAAGCAAATCTTTTCCAATCGCATTTGGACATGAATTAACTGACTATGCGAAAGGATGGAATGCCTGTTTGAGAAGAATACACTTCTCACCAACAATTATCGAGGCGGAGGTGAATTAAATGGAATTTAATTATCAAGATGATAAAATCATAAATGATGAACATACTATTGCAGAATTGCCTTGAGAAGAGTATATAGAAAGAATAAAGGATATGGAAGCTCCGTATAGGCCACATCCGTCTGAGATTAAATAAATATGCCGAATTATTCATTCATTGTAATTAAAGAAAATATTTATGATGTATAGAAAGGTGAAATTTTATCATGACATTAGATAATGAGATTACATTTTTAGATGCTTTATTATATGCACGAGAGGGTGAAAATCCTTCTAAAGCGATTGAAAATCAAGAAAAACGAGGGCAGCAGATGGTGGTTGAATATCGCCGGCTCCCTAAGGCTACCAACCACTGTTCTGATTATCATAAGCACGATGATTTTGAATTCACGAAAGCACAGTATGAAAAAATGGGTATCAAAATCATTGATGAGTATGATGACCTGTTTTGGAATGTTCAGTTACCGGACGGCTGGGAAATCAAAGCAACCACCCATACAATGTGGAATGATTTGATTGATGATAAAGGCAGAAAACGTGCGACATTCTTCTACAAGGCTGCGTTTTATGATAGAGATGCTTTCATCAATTTTAAGACAAGGTACACAACTTGTATTGACCATACAGCCGACTATGAAAAAGTCGGATATAAAGAGTGGCGCAAATCGCCAACCATTGGTTATATAATGGATTGTGAAGAGAGTATCTATTCTACCGCGACTAAAGATTCCTTTGATGACTATTCCTTGCAGGATAAAGTCGAAGAGACCATCAGAGAAGAACTGGAAAATTATATGGTTGAACATTATCCTGATTACAAAGATGTAAATGCTTATTGGGATTAATAAGAAATCTGATTATCAACAGTAATTAAAGCGAGGTGGAAATAATTGGGATATAAATATTACGTATCAGCTTCCGCTTATCCATACAAAGGATGTCCAGACATTAGTAGAACATTTGAGGCTCTCGATGAGGCGGTTAAGTTTATAAAAAAATGTCAAGCCAATGGTCAAGTTATTATTGATTTGGCTTGTAGGGATTTTGAAGTGAATGAATAGAAGGAAATATGTAAAAAAGTAAAATTATGATACTTTAAAGAAAGATATGAGGTAGAAGAATGAGCCTAATTATTAAAGGTATGGAAATGCCACAAGCAGGAGACGTAATTGTTTGTGGTCAAATTGAAGGTAAATTACAATGCACGATTGTGACAAGAAATAAACCAACAAAGTGGTGTGAAGCATCGGAAGTTTCTACACCTCACGGCAGGCTGATTGATTGCGAAAGTGAGTCTTTTCCAATCGCATTTAGGCATGAATTAACTGACTATGCGAAAGGATGGAATGCTTGTTTGAGAAGCGTGCTATCATTGCCAACAGTCATTGAAGCAGAAGTAGGTGAATAATGGTAAAGGATAAAAAACAAAAACGTGAATATTTTAGAAAATGTGGAGTTTGCGGTAGACGATTTAATCAAAAAGATATGATTCGAGATAATTGTTCAGATAACGGTTGGATATGTGTCGATTGTCATAACGACGAATATCATGACCAAGAAATAGATGATTTTTGGTAAGGAGGTAAGCAAGTAATGGCAACAAAATTAAAACCTTGTCCTTTTTGCGGACAACCAGTTTATCTAGAGAAAAAACCTTTGTGGCAAGGCTCACATGGATATCCTGGATGTTTTGAATATGTCATTAAGTGTAATAATAAAGAATGCGGTTGTCGCATAAACCTACTTCAAAACGACACAGTTTATAATACAGATGAAGAAGCAAGAAAAAATGTAATCAAGGCTTGGAATACAAGAAAATGGTTCGGAAAGGAATAATAAATGTCAGCAAGTGCTAATGTATTTTATAAATGTCAAACTTGTAAAGCATATTTTCCAGCGACCAAAACTTGCCAACTAATGATTCCACAACTTGCAGGCACAGTAGAACCTACGGACTATTGCTCTAAATATATAAGCGAATTACATCAATGTGAAATTTGTCATAACGGTTTATTGATTCCAATAGTTGAAACACAAAATGATGAAGTACATATTTATTGTTCTAACTGTTTGGCGCAGAGAGAAACGCAGATGCAACAGCAAAAGCAAGAAGAAGGTGAACATAAGTGAGTTATATTACTCAACCAGCCACAATAAAAACTAATATTGATAAAAATTTAATACAACAAATATCTGATGATGACCAAAGTAAAGATTATTATTATTGGGATTATGTTCGAATATTTCATTCTACCATTTTTGATCAACCAGATACTGCGCTATCAATTCCTGAATTATTCACAATAAAAAACAAAATTGTAGGCGCGCCCATTATTTGTGGAAAAGATCGATCTGGTAATTTTTTATATGCGAAAATATTTAAATGTGAATTTAATTACAGTTTTGACACCAAAGATCAACCGTTTTTATATCTTGAAATAGATGCTTTTTATTATGATAAAGGGGGAACTTGGGGCGAATATTATAGTTTTGTAAAAGGAGTAGAACATAATTTTTATATCGGGGTAGACTTTAACCTAGATACATTCAGCGGTAGTTTAATCGTAAATCCAGAAAAAACTAATTGTCCCCTTAACAAAGGCTTAGATATACACAAGTGTTTTGTGAAAGATCAATCTTGTCCAGTTGTAGATCCAAAAGATTGCGATATTTATTTACAACTTTATAACTTGGGTAAAAAATTCACAACAAACTATAATGCACAAGCAAAGAAAATTTCATATTTAAACGATTATTGTGATTCACATGAATTTGGATGCGATGATTGTGTATTGAATGTTAATGATTGCGATGGGTTGTTTTCAAAATGGACTCCGTTAAAGATAGATACGGCCTATGAAATGGTACTTGCCGCAAATGAAACATCTACCTAAAAACCGTCAGAATTTCGACGAATTTCGTCAATTCTCGTAAACTTTTCTAAAAAGAGTTCAAAGTTTTTTGGACTCTTTTTTTATCATTTTTATTATAGCATTCATTTTTATATATTTCAAACAATAAAGCAACATTTGACTTTTTATAAATTTTATATTATAATATATATAGAAAAATAAAAAATATAAACAAGGATTATTTATGCAAGGAGCGTGAAATAATTATGACTGAAATGGAAGAATATTGTTATTATTACCAAGTTCGTTATTATTGCGAAGGAAAAGAATTTACCGGTAAGGGATTGGTTTTCGGTGATTGCTGGGCGACCATCATTAAAAAATTAGTTCAAAGTTATGGTGAACTCGAAATGTTCGCTATTGATAAATTGGTTGTTGTCAGCGATGGTTGTTCTTGCGTTGAGTTCAGTGAAATTCAATATAATTTAAAGCAGGAAAAAATTTCATTATCTGACATTTTAAAGGAGAAAATACATGAATGAAACAATTTCGATAACTAATGATGATATTCAATTAGAAAACGCCAAACTGGTTTGTTTTCCACTCCGAAAAGAATATCATTCTTATAATGCTCGAAAGGAGTATTATTATTATGATATTTGGAAAATTCAAGTTCAAGATTTATTTTCTCCGCATCCAAAAATTATCCTTTTTATAGAGTCATTTACAAAAATTATCATTGTTTATAATAATAATGATTCTTTTGAAAATGATTTAAATTATTTATTAGAAAGTATGGTAGAAGATTAAAATGAACGATACAAAAAATAAAATTCACGTAATAAAACTTTCTCCGACAGAACATATTCGATATTGGTTCGATGAACAAGGGCAATTACACACTGCGGTCTGGTCATATGAAGAGTGTATCGTGCCAGATACAGATTCCATTTTTGGAGAGTTATTTAAAAAAGTAGTAAAGTATATTCTCGAAATAGAGGAGCATAAATAATATGATGTTTGTTACTTATGGATATATGCAAATTACGGCATACACAAATAACATTCATAATTTTATCAATCAATATAAAACAGAAATTGATTCTCTAAAACGCTTAAACGACGGAGATACCATATTTACAAATTTTGAGTATGATGAACAAAAACGAGTAGTATTGCCTTTTACTATTTTTGGAGAGAATATTACTATTCGTAATGACAAATATATACGTTTTTATAACACTTTAAAAGTTTTTTTCCCGGACATGAAAGAACTTGTTAAAGTTAATGTAAAGATAAACAATGAAGGCGACCAATTTTTTAACGATGAAGTAAAAGATTATTTTCAAGAAGGAGAAGAATAAATAAATGGAGAAAATTCTAATTGTTATTGATATGCAGAACGATTTTATAGATGGGGCGTTGGGTAATCCGGCCGCACAAGCGATTGTTCCATATGTGTGCGAAAAGATTAAAAACTGGGATAGTAAATTTATACTATACACTTTCGACTGTCACCACCCTTTTTCATATGTGATGTCCGCTGAAGGAAAGAGTGTTCCTGCTCACTGTATGCTTGATACCAAGGGTTATATGCTGAATGATGATATTGCAGAGGCGTTTGTAGATTATACTACTGCCAATATTCCTCATGGTGTGGTTTGTGAAATTGAAAAAGATACTTTTGGTTCTTTGGAAGAACTTCCTCGTCAGATAGAGGCATTGAATCTTCAAAATCCTTTTGAGATTCACATTTGCGGTCTTTGCACTGATATTTGCGTAATTTCGAATGCTCTTATTCTTCGTGCGGCATTTCCAATGGCAAATATTATTGTTGATGCAGCTGGCTGCGCAGGAACTTCTAAAGATAACCATCAAGCCGCTTTACAGGTTATGAAAGCAAACTGTATCACAGTTATTAACGAAGGAGAGTAAAATGTCTTTTAACGAACAAATCTTTAATCTCTTGATACATAACTGGGAAATTAGAATTCATCAAGTTGATTCTATGTATGACTCAATTCGGCTTTTATTTCAGGGAAAAGGAAAAGCCGCAACAGAATGGATAAATCAGCACCCAGAAGCAACCATCGTAAAAATTTTAGGCGGAGAAGATGCCGATGGTTCCGTAGACGTATATATTCAAATAAATGAATAAAAACGAACTTCAAAAATTCTTTATAATCAGAAGTAAAAATTAATTTTTTACTTCTGATTATTTTTATTTTATTTTTATAAAAAAATATATTATAATATATATAGAAAATAAAATAAAAGATAAGGTGATAAAATTATGAAAACAATTTATGGATATGTTGAAATTCTTGGCACCGCACAAGTTCCTGAGGAAGCCACTGAAGATGAACAGAAGCGAGCCTTGGTAAAATCATTGGCTGATAAATATTCTGTATTTTTTACATCAGATGATATTATTATTGATGAGGATTGAGGTGGTATAATGGTAGCAAAATCTTATCAAAAATTAATTCAAATTGGAGAGCCATTTGTCTCAAATGGACGCCAATATGTAAAAGTCCAAACAAACAAAAATACAACAAAAACAGTGCGTTGGTATACTGAGGCAGAGTATGCACGAATGTATCCTAATGATAATGTTGCGGAAGACCAAAAAACTACAGTAAACCAAAAGAAGATTTTAGGCTTTGAGAAAGGCTATATTACAATTTTTAAAGGTAATACTTATGATAATAAAGATTACTTTAAATTATCAAAAGCCCGCTATTGCAGATGGTGGGGCTGGTATTTTGTTTCAACCGATGAACTCCCTGATGATTTACCAGAAGATGTAGAGCCTATTACATTACCTTGGGAGTTAGTAGGAAAAGATGATAATACCTTAAAATCTGACAGCCTGATTACTGAGGCGGTAGAATCATTAATCTATGATGCTGATATTAGCGAATTTCAAGGCGAAATTGGTGATAGACTTAATATCACTGTTACTGTTACAAAAACTATCTCTTTAGATAGTTATTTTGGTAGAAGCACTATGCATATTATGCGCGATGAGCAGGGAAACTGTTATGTTTGGACTACTTCCGCGAAATCTTGGACTGAAAAATCAAAGCACACTATTGCCGGTACAGTAAAAGATCACCGCACATACAAAGGAGTTAAACAAACGATTTTAATACGCTGTCGAGAAAAAACTTAATAAATAAAGGGAGGGAGTGTAATGTCAACTGCCGCCATAGCAGTAAATATTATTGTAGTATTATTTTATTTCGGGACAGTTTATTATATATATAACCAAGAAAAAATAAAAAATAATTATAAGAAATCTTTTATCTATTTTTGCTTTTTCGATAGTACTGCAGGATTTCAAATACTATCTCTGAACTGGTTAATGTTAGCACTATCAATTTTATGTATTATTAAAATTATAATAAAATTTATACAATAATAAAAGGAGTTTGACTATGAAAAAAATATCTCGTATTTCTGCGATTTTCTTATGTTTAATTTTAATTCTTTCTTGTTTTGTCGGCTGTGCTGATACAAAAGTTTCAACGGCAAAGACAAAAGACAAAAATCAAAATGGTGAGCCATATACCCTTTCATTTACCGCTGATTTCTATGATAATTCTGGTAAACAGTGGTTAACCTCTACTGGCTCAAGTTTTGATATTTCTCCTAACAAAGTAAAAGAATATTCATATGATAGTGACGGTTCTTGGATTTCTTCGTGGACGACATCTTCTGTAATGTCTGTTAAAATTGATAACAACGACATTGAAACTTGCGGCAGCACCGTTTTAATATATGATAATTATTTAATTAAACAGGATTGCGTTTTACCTGATAATGCCACTAATACTACTTCAAAAGGAAACGACAATGCAACTATTTCATCCCCAAAAGATATTCGTTTCTATGATTATTGGACTATTAATTGGTGGTGGAAAACAAAAGATACCAGAAACTATACCATCGGTGAAAAAATTGTAATGATTCAAAGTCAGAATGGGGATCCAATTTGCCTGTTCTCTGGCAATTCTGTATCTTGGCAAGTTTCAAAAAATTTACCTAAAACAACCGAAATTACCATTGATGACGCAAAATTATATGTTCATAGAGCAAATTTTGCAATAATTGATAAATCATTATTTAATAAACAGTAAAGAGGTAAAAATGTCAGAAGAAATAAAATATTGGGTAACAAATAAAAAAGATTTTCTTAAAAATTTTGCATCATAGGTAAAACATAATGGTTATAGACCCCTCCCGTATAAAAAATGGAGGGAACTAACTTCTTCATCAACAGACTATTTTTTTATTAAATATATACCTACATTATTTAGTATTACAATATTTGAATACGATACAGAACGAAATATTTTATATTACTCAAAAGCACCTCAAGATCAACATTTTGAGCCCAATAGTTTTGATCAGTTTATTCTAAAAGTGTGGGGTTTTTGGCCACTCAGTAAAGATTTAGCATTAACTAATACGCAAGAAGATGACTATCATAACACAACTTTAACAAATAATAAGGAGAGTACAAGTATATCTATGGAAAATAAATTATTTAATTTTGACTTTGGACCTGTTTCAACTCATGTTTTTCGTATGAGCCCTTATGGACTGGCAATAAACACTGCGGCTAATGGCTGGGTGTCTTATAACCCTGCCACCGGGGAACTTCTGGATGTAGAAATTCTCAATTTTGATGTATCGGATCTTATTTTTAAGATGCCAGTAGCATTGGAGCAGATTGCTGAAGGCGATATTCTAATGCATGGAAATAAGCCTGTTTTTGTCCGCAGTGTTAATGATAATGGTACTGTTTCTGTTATCAATTACGCAGATGCAACCGTTGTTGATATTTTACCAGTAAAAAGTCCTTTTGGCTTTAATTTCTTTACTAAGGTTTGCAGTTTGATTGATTTTAATACAGTCAACGCGGATCCTACCAATCCTTTTGGTAATATTCTACCATTTCTTCTATTTGGAAAAGGAGAATCAAAACCAGATATGAAAACTATAGCATTAATTAGTTTAATGAATAATGCTAATAACAATTCAATGTTTAATAATCCAATGATGGCTGCGGCTTGCGTTCTGATGGATAAGCAAGACAAAAGTCTTTTGCCTTTAATTTTGATGAATAATAAATTTTTTAATCAGCAAAACCAGCCAACAGCGACTTTTAAAATCGCAGGAATAGATTTAAGCGAAAACAAAGAAAAAAAAGAGGGATAATTCCCTCTTTTTTTCTAATATTTATTATTTTTTATGGAAACTTATTGTCTTTATTTTATTTTTATAAAAAAATATATTATAATATATATAGAAAATAAAAAAGAGGAGATTGTGTAATTAATAATGCTTATAGATAACTTAACACAGCAAGATAAGGACATGATTGACGTTTTTCGTGGCTATGGTGTAAGTGACTACGATGTTTCTATGAAAAACTGGGTTGGTGTTGATTATTTTTTACGCTTTTGGAATCAAAATAAAAATTCATTAATTCAAGAAATATTTGGCGATAAATTAATTCTTGAAAAAGAGTTTTCTGTTGATTATTCAGATAGTGAACTTCTTGATTCTATGAATAATCTTGTAGTCAACACACAAGTTTGTACTGCTCTCTTAAATAATATTATTGATTATTTAAGAAAACATAACGCTAATTTTACCCCTTCTTTTATATATCGTTTATTTTCTACTAGTTATTTAGTACAAAATAAATATCTGTGGGATTGGGGCGGTAGTACAATTACATTAGAAGATGGTAAAGAAATAAAAATCAACAAAGGCTGCAAAGTAATAAAAATTATTGGAAAATTAGCAAAAATTACGCATAATGAAGAATTGTTTGAACAATTCAGATTATTACATTCACAAGTATTAAACGAAGCCCATATTAAATCAACACTTTGTTTAAGTATTCACCCTTTAGATTATATGACTGCTAGTTATAATAATAATGGTTGGGATTCATGTATGGTGTGGGGCGACGGCGATTATTGTCGTGGAGTCGTTGAAATGATGAATTCTCCATGTGTCGTAGTAGCCTATTTAAAATCTAAACAAAAAGTTATTGGGTTTGATAATTATAAATGGAACTCTAAAAGATGGAGAGAGTTCTTTATTATTGATGGACAAGGTATTTTTGGAATAAAAGGTTATCCTTTTTGGAATACGGAACTTGAAAAAGGTGTTTTAAATTGGATAAGAGATTTATTGCCTACTAATATACAAAATCACTATACCGACCAAGTGATTTCTTGGGACACGTCAGATGGAGTGTACATTCCAAAAATTGAAGACTATGTTCAAATTAAAATGAATTGTGGACCAGCTATGTACAATGATTTTTATAGTGATTATACATATCAAGCAATTCTTAGCAATGATGCGTTAATAGATGAATATGTAGGCATTAATTATTCTGGAGAATCTGAGTGCGTAATTTGCGGTGAGATCGACAATGATTTTAATGATACCGATGAATTATTTTGTGTCTGTTGTGGTGATGAATTAACACGTTGTTCTCGTTGTGGAGAAAGTATAGAATGCGATAATGAACAGGTAATTTTTGACGATGGCACTGTAATTTGTTCTTCCTGCTATGATGAAGATTTTCCAACGTGTGACATTTGCAGTGAACATTTAGATACCGACAGTAGTGGTGAAATAATAGAAGAAGGCGGACTATTATTTACTATTTGTGATGATGATACTTTAGAATCTCCTGATATCCCAAAGTATCTTTTTGGCACAATATGTAAATATCTTGTTTGTCCAAAATGCGCAGAAAAATTCTTTGTCAATGGAAAAGAAGAATTAACAATTCCTCATAGAAAATGCGGATATAATGATTTAATCTCTTTAATTCCAATTAGACGAATTGTACATCCATCTTTATTGTATATTCCTGAATCTTATGCAGAAAAAATGGGCATTAAAGAATAATAAATAAAAATTTTTGATTTTTATAAAAAAATAATATATAATATACTTGTAAAAAATAAAAAAAAACATATTTTTTAAGGAGAAAAGAGTTATGACTGATACTGTTAAGAAAATTACCGAACACACTATTTATACTGCTATTGCTAACGGCACTCTTGAGGATTTGGATCCTGATGTAGTGGCTGAGTGGGCAAACAAAAAGATTGCTCAGCTTGAGCGAAAAGCCGCAAAGGCTAAGGAAACTGCGGCGGCAAAGAAAGCGGAGGGCGATGCTCTAACAAAGGCAGTTCTTGAGGCTGTTACCGACGAGTTCGAGCCTATTGCTGATATTATGGCACGTATTGAGGGCGACGATGTTACTATGGCGAAAGTCGCCTATCGTCTGAATGCCGCTTTCAAGGATGGCAAACTTGATAAGGGTGAGGTTGTGCTCACCGGAGAAAACGGCAAACGTAAAGTGGTTGCTTATCGTAACATTGGTTAATTTAAAAAGAGAGGTAGTAAAATACCTCTCTTTTTTTTGTCTTATAATATATTAAACTGCTCGCCGCGCGAACAGTCGCAGAAATCGTCCCATCAAAATAAATTTGCTTTTACTAATTTTTTTTGGTATAATAAAGAAAAAGGAGTGATTGTATGAAATTTATGGTGTCTTGTCGTTAGCCACTAGTAATATTAAAAAACGCAGAGGAAATAAGAGTAAATTATGAAGATATTGCTCGTTTAAAAGATTTAGTTACAGATGATTGGGTATGTTCAGCAGAAATAGTAATTTATATTTCTGAGCATCAAATGATAAATTGGAATGAAATTGATATTTATAAAGACGTTTTAAATATAGTTATAGCAGTCGAAGATACAAAACAAATTTCTGTTATTAAATCTAAAGGTTATAAAGTATTTTGGAGTTATCCTGCTTCTACCTATACAGAATTACGAAGTTTAATTTATTTAGGAGTAGATGAAGTTTTGCTTGATGGCCCTTTATATTTTGATCTTCCAAGAGTAAAAAGTATATGCGGCGATAATATAGAAATTAGATTAGTTGTTAATAAATGTTATAATAATAATTTACCTCTTGAAAATGGTATTTGTGGAACTTATATACGCCCAGAAGATATTGAAATATATAGCCGTTTTGTCGATCACTTTGAGTTTGATTCAAATAATAGTTTAAAGAAAGAACATACTTTATACACTATTTATAAGCAAGATAAAAAATGGTTAGGAAATTTAAATATTTTATTAACAAATTTAAATGTTGATGTTGATAATAGAGGTTTTGAGGTCGTTCCAACAGAAGACGAGCCAGAAGATAAGACTGAAATACAAGATAATAAAAATTTTGCATTAAGAAGAATCCAGTGCGGTCAATCCTGTCAAGGAACTTCCCTTTGTCGTTTATGTCAAAAATATTTTGACCTTATAGATATTATTCAGAAATGGGTAGAAAAAACGCAAGTAGATGAAACAACAACAAATAAATAATATCTTTTTTGTTTTATTTTTATAAAAAAATATATTATAATATATATAGAAAAAAATAAAAAGGATATGGTTGAAAACGTGAAAAAAATAAGTAATAGTGATGTTCAATTATTTACCACAATAGCACGTATGAATCAAACAGATTTATTGCGCTTAATGCGCAATTTCTTATGGAAGCATTATCAACCAGAAAAAATTGTCGCTACATCTAAATTTATTTTATGTGAAGGAACTGAACCAATAATGTTGGTTGCACATTTAGATACAGTTTTTAAAACGCATCCTATTCACATTTATTTAGATAGACAGTATAATGTAATGTGGTCTCCAGAAGGTTTAGGTGCTGATGATAGAGCAGGAGTTTTTGCAATTATAAAAATAATTCAAGCAGGATATCGCCCTCACATCTGTCTTACTACAGACGAAGAATGTGGGGGAATTGGTGCGTCAGCACTAATTAAAAAATATCCTAAGCCTATTTTTGATATAAAATATATTATTCAATTAGATCGCCAGGGAGCGAATGATTGTGTTTTTTATAGTTGTACTAATTTTACATTTCAATCATTTATTGAGCAGTATAATTTTATAACAGAATGGGGAACATTTTCAGACATTAGTGTTATATGCCCTCAATGGAAAATAGCAGGAGTCAATTTGTCTGTTGGGTATTATAATGAACATAGTCAAATTGAAACGCTGCATTTTAATGAATTATATACTACTATTCAACAGGTTCAAAAAATGATTGAAGATGCTGAATCTGCGCCATCTTTTCAGTATATTCCTTCCAAGTATGCTGATTATCTAAATTATATATATCATGGTTATCCTATGGAAGAAGATTATTATGATTATGTTAATAAAACATGTAAGTGTGACCATTGTGGTCAAATATTTTTAGAAGAAGATGTTATTCCTGTCCAAGATAAACAAACTAATCAACAACTGTTTTATTGTATAAAATGTGTTGATGAAAATGTTAATTGGTGTGAAGGCTGCGGCGAAGCATTTAAAACAACAAATAAAAATGATAAATACTGTCCGACTTGTCAGAAATTATTTCAACAAAAAGTAATATTATAAGGAGATTGTGGATATATTATGGAATCTGATTTTGATTTATTAACAACTATGAAACACACAGTAAAATTTGATTTTAAAACTCTTCAAAACCAAGTAGAAGAAGTTATCCGCACTTCTCAGCATTTTCATAATCTTGATATGAATATTGATGAATTAATGAATGATTGGTTAAGAGCAAAATATCGTTTTATTGAAAAATTAAATGGAAATTTAATCTATGAAGTAGAAGAGCCTGTTACCTTTCATTTAAATGATGAATCAAAAACACAAAGGCTACACGAATTTGCGGATTATGTTTATATTCATTATAATAATCAATTTTTAAGTGCTTTTCTATATGATTTAAATGTTGAAGATTTTTATAATAATAAAACTTCTAAAGATTATCAATTTCCATATTCTCGTGTTCCTAAAAATACAAAGGTAATTAAGGCTTTTAAATATTTTATTCGTGATGAAGAATTATTGAACAAGATTCAATATCAAGCAAGTCAAATTATTCAAGAAAATTGTATTCATGGAAAATTATGCTTATCAGTTCATCCGTTGGATTTTTTAAGTGCTAGTGAAAATACTCATAATTGGCGTTCTTGTCATGCTTTAGATGGCGAGTATAGATCTGGTAACTTAAATTATTTAATGGATTCAGCAACTGTTATATGCTATTTAAAAAGTGCCGAACCCGCACACTTGCCGCATTTTCCTCAAGATTTATTATGGAACTCTAAAAAATGGAGAGTCTGGCTTTATTTTTCCAATGATGATAATATGTTATTTTTTGGTAGACAATATCCTTTTTCTAGTGAAGTAGGACTAAAATATGTTTTAGAAGAAGTTTTACCAAAAATAAATCTCGGAAAATGGGATTCTTTATATGAGAGTAAGGTTAACTTTTTAAAAGAAACAAGAACTGGAGAAACATTTTATTTTAGAAATTTTGTACCTGTTGGAAATACGCTAAAACCTTTAAATGAATTAGTTGTTAATGGAAAACACACTTTTCATTATAATGATGTTCTGAATTCTTCTTGTTATAATGCTTTATATACATATAGAAATCGTTATGATTATCTGTTCGATAATAAAACCAGAGAAACAAATTCTTTAACTGTGTTTGTTTTAGGACGAAAATGTAGATGTCCGCTTTGTGGAAAAGAATATATTGATAGAGCGAATATCATGGCTTGTGATGATTGTATATATACATATGGTTTAGACTGTGATGATGACGAATATGAACATTGTGATATATGTGGGATGGAAATAACAGATGATGAAGTTCATTATACTGATTTAACAGGTGCTCCATTATGTACATCATGTGCAGAATCTTCAACAGTAGAATGTTGTCAATGTGGAATAATAGATTTTCCAGAAGAAATGAAGTTTAATGGTGAAGACCAAAAATTTTATTGTCCACATTGTTATAATGAATTACATAAAGACGACGATTAAAAGGAGGAAAAGTCATGAAAGGTTAGATTGCAAAGGAGTATGTTAAAGATCAATTAATTTAGATCTTTGGACAAGATTACATTGGAGAATTTGATAAAAAACACTATATTTGGGTTAATGATGGCGGAGAAAAAATACAAATTGCCGTTGCATTAACCTGTCCAAAAGTGTATAAGGGAGTAGATGGAACTACTCCTACTGCTTTAAATTTTGAAGATGATGATATATCTGAAAAAGATAATCATCCTTCACAATTTGAACCTGCTTCAATTTCTCAGGAAGAGCAAGATACTTTACAAGATTTAATGAACAAATTGGGTTTATAATCTTTAATTGATTTTTTATAAAAAATATAATATAATATTTATAGAAAAAATAAAGAAATATTAGTAAAGGAGTCCAATTATGGTAAAAGAATGTGAGTGCTGCGGCGCTAAGATTGAAATTGAAGAAAATGATCCTGACATTATCCTTGAGCCTTTTCCGCACATTGAATGCCCTGCGGAAGATTGCGGATGGTGGATTCCTGTTTTTTAGGAGGAGGAATCTTCATAAAAAATGAATAATAAATGGATAAGAGCCGCTATTCCAGCCCTACTTATTCACTGTTCCGTGGGAACTGTATATTGTTGGTCAACGTTTAAACAAGCAATCGCACAGTAGATAGGAATGTCTCCTTTTGCGGTTGGTTGGGCGTTTTCATTAGCAATTTTTTTCCTGGGGATGTCTGCGGCGTTTGCTGGACGGTTTGTTGAAAAAAATATTCACAAATCATCATTAATCTCCTGTGTTTGTTTTACGACTGGTATGATTGGAACAGGTGTCTGTATCCAATTTTTTACTGGTTGGATAGCGATGATAGGTATTTATCTATTCTATGGCGTTATTATGGGTATAGGGCTCGGAGTTGGCTATTTAACACCCGTAAAAACGTTAATGTTATGGTTTTCTGAAAATAAAGGATTAGCCACGGGTATTTCAATTATGGGTTTTGGTTTAGCCAAAGCTATTGCAACTCCTATTATGGAACTTTTGCAGAATAGTTTTGGAATATCGGCAATGTTCATTATTTTAGGAGTACTTTATTTTTGTTTAATGTTCGTAGGACATCTCTTATTAAAGAAACCAGATGGATGGGTAGAACCGCAAACAAACAATAATTTTAATATTTTATCTATGTTTAAAAATAAAACATTTGTCGGTATTTGGCTAATGTTTTATTTGAACATTCATTGTGGTTTAATGATTATTTCATATGAAAAGCAAATTTTAAGCACTGCATTTGCGGCAAGTGCTAGTTTGCCACTTTTGATTAGTATTATTCCATCTATTACAGCAGGGGCAAATGCTCTGGGCAGAATAGGTTATTCAACCCTTTCAGATAAACTAAAAGAAAGGAACTATATTTATGAAATAATCTTTATAAGTTGTATGCTTATATCTGCATTGGTTGTATTTTCTGGTGCAATACAAAATGCTTCTACTGTATTAATTTTAGCAATATTAGTAATTGCTTTCTTATTGATTATTAATGCAGGATATGGTGGTGGATTTTCTACACTACCAGCTTTACTATCAGAGCGATTTGGAATGACTAAAATTAGTCAAATTCACGGTTTAGCCCTATCTGCTTGGGCGATTGCCGGATTGACTGGAAATAATATGACAGAGTTAACCTTAAATTTAGGTTTTTCTTATCCAATGATAATTGTTCTTGGAAGTGTCTTGTACGTAGTAGCCTTTTGTATATGTTGTATGGTTGGCAAAAAAGCTAAGGTTTCTTAACCTTAGCTACATATGCACCATTAGCGCAGTTGGTCAGCGCTACCGGCTCATAACCGGTTGGTCCTAGGTTCGAATCCTAGATGGTGCACCACTGGATGGATTAGCTACCCATCATAACATAGCAGCTGTTTAAAAGAAAAATACAATAAAGGAGAAAGATATAATAATGCAAAAAAAATCTCAATTCAGAATTGTTTGTTTTCTCATAACAATTATGCTAATTGTAAGTTGTTTTATTGGTTGTGGTCGCACAAATACTGAAAAAGCAACAGTAGATGAGGCAACGACAATAGTAGAAACAACAGTAGCACCTACAACTGTTACACCAACAACTGTAAAGCCTACAGAAAAGCCAACTGAAGCTCCAACAAAGGCTGTTGTTGAGCAATCAAGTAATGAAGAAGAACCAGAAGTAAATGATGAAAGTTCAGCAGTTGATGATAATTCAAACAGTTCTTCCGTAGAAGAACCAAAAGAAGAAGAAAATAGTAATAATGATAATCAATCTGTTGGAAGCGGAGCTACTTACTCTCCCGGTGAATTTCAAAATGCTGGTGTAATTAATTAGGGTGGATGGACATGGACATACTATAGTGAAAGAATTCTTCCCGGTGAAGGACTTTGGATTCCAGGACGCTGGACCGATTCAGATGGATATGTCTGTGACGAAAATGGATATGTGTGTTTGGCTTCTACCTCTGTAGACCGTTATAGTATTGTTGAAACGCCATTTGGTCGAACCGGTAAGGTTTACGATAGCGGTTGTGCTTATGGGGTAATGGATGTTTACGTAAATTGGTAATATCATTTTACAAATCATATAAATATTATATGAATAAGGAAAGGTGAAAATATTATGAAACGAATATATAGTTCACCTTCATTTGAGAAACACAATCTACAATTAGTAGATTGTGTTTGTTCAAGTGGAGCAGAAGAATTTAGTAGTTATATTGCTCCCCCTGATGACTGGGGCGAGCCCACTATTGATCCAGATGATGACATCATTTGGTAAGAAGAGGTGATAACTAGATGAAAAAACGTATCATAGCAATTATTATTGCAGTTATATTAATTATTAGTATAAGTGTGGTTACGGCTTCTGCTGTAATCAATTCACCTGTTGCTACTTATCCAACAGATACTTCGAATCATATTCACAGTATAGATAATAGTAGCATATCACCTTTAACTATGGATTGGACTAATCATTTAAAAGTACTACTTTTATTTATACTTGTTATTGTTGGAGTAATAGCAATAGTACTATAAAAATAGGATGCATTCGCATCCATATGGAGATATTAATAGTAAGCCTCCCCGTGGCGTCTCTGGATAACCAACCAATTACTATTATATTATAACAAAAGGAAGAAATATATGTAGATATATACATCTTATTTTTACAAAGTACGTTTTATGAAACCATATATGATACCTTTGTCTACAGCAAAATATGCGCCTAGGTGGTTTCATTAGGACAAAGGCCCGAATTTCCAATGGAAAGATAAAAACGGAGTTTGGAATGGCTTGCGTGCGCCAGTATTTGCGCCGGGCCCAAGCTGCGATAATTTATGTCAAGGTGCAGATAATTGCGGGCGTAGTCCAAATTCTTGTTTATTCTTAAAAACATATCGTTATTAGTTAGATCAATTAGACTATCAAGATATAATAAAACGATGTGAATCTATTGCTAATCAAATTAAAAAAGTAGAAGGTTTTGAAGAAGAGCCGATAATTATGTTATTAGTCCATGAGGCACCTACTAATCCTTGTTCCGAAAGAAAACCTATTCAAGATTGGTTTATGGCGCATGGAAAAGAAGTCAAAGAATGGAATAATTAAAAAATTTTAGGACAAAAAAGTTTTAGTCATATAAAATGATTTTTATATAAAAACGATCACCTTTTTTGATTTTTATAAAAAATTATTATATAATTATTATAGAAAATAAAAAAGGAGATTTGATTATGTTTGATGATTTTACTTTGTTTATGCAATGTGAAGAATTGCCAGAAGATGAAGATATAAACTTTCAGCCAACAGATTTTGATAATCTAGCTATTGAATTGTATGATTATTACCGACATGATGACTTCTCTTTTTATTTAGATGATTAAATAAAAAATCTTTTTTGATTTTTATAAAAAAATATTATATAATATATATGTAAGATAAAAAAAGATATAAAATCAAGATAGAAAGTTGGGGTTTGACATTGACCATCAATCTTTTAATTATCTTACTACTTAAAAAATGAATTGTTACAATAAAATATGAGGCGGTATAATTAAAGCCAATTAATCTCAAAGGGTAGGAAAGTCCAACGTAAAACTTTCTCTGGAGGGATTCCGCTACTTTTTAATATCGTTTCCATTAATAACGCGGGAAACTTGGACAGCCAGAAAGGAAGTCCCACTATTAACCTTAAGTTAGGCGTATGCAGGTGGGTTGGCATCGACACAGGACGCGATTTGGAAAGAGCAAAAGATTCCAGTTATCAACAAGATGTGCGGTTAGCTGACCTTAAAGCCTGTGTATGAGCGATAAGATAATCTTACCTCCTCGTGGTATCGCTTGGGTAGCTCTAAAAAGATTGTCAAAAGGTTTTCCTTTATAACATTATCAAATAGGGTTCGACTCCCTTGACGTCATATTTGACGTTCCTAAGACGGTGGTGAGATAAAGTTATAGAAAAGTTGCAACACTACACAGCAAGTGATGGTAAGTGCTTCTGTATAAATGATTAATACTTCCTATTGGAAAGGCGGAAATTCCAATATCAGTAATAAAGGGTATGTTCCCCCGTGTGGACATAGAAGATGAAAACCCTTCCTGAGTAAAATCGTTTGAAAAGGACTTCATAGCGGTAGGATAATGACCGCTTTATAAATGGGCTTATAGTTCAGTTGGGAGAACGTCTGTTTTGCAAGCAGAAGGTCAAGGGTTCGATTCCCTTTAGGTCCAGTCGCTTGATATCCACAACCGCCACGAGGTAAGCGATGGGTAATGCTAATAGTGGAATTCAAAAAATAAAAGGTGTGATGATTATGCAAAAGTCTTTAAAACAAGAAGTTGCTCAATATCTTTACCCTTTCATTGGCAATACAAATTATGGTAATAGAAACTATTATAAAAAACTTATAAAAAAACATGGAAAAAAGATAGTGGTTGAAAAGATAAAAGAACTACGAGCAACTGGCAATTTTTCCGATGCCTTAAATTAATAAGGCTTTATATGGCACCATAGTGGAATCGGTATAACACGCCACCCTTTCAAGGTGGAGATTCCGGGTTCAATCCCCGGTGGTGTCAGGGAAGAGATAGATTAAGACCTTCACGCGGTTCTTCCTGTTTATACTAACATTAATCTAAAAATATGGCACCTTCGTCTAATCGGACTAGGACGCTAGCCTCTCAAGCTAGTAATGTCGGATCGTGCCCGGCAGGTGTCACCAGAGGGGTAAGATAGAATGGAGTAATGTCCGAGGTCTATCAAAGTTAGATAAGTGGTTGATTCTAACATCATAATAAGACTTTATACGCTCCTTAAATAGTCTTGGCATCCAGTAATGAAATAGTATATGAAACAGTTCTGGAGGATAGCGCAGCACCAAGAGGAAGTCTTATGGCGCCACGAATGGCTGTGGGCGCTGAACAAGTGCCTGACCAAACTTGAACGAAAGTTCTCGAGTCCAAAAGCCTTACTCACAAGACTGGGGTTGAACTGCAAGCCCGATATAGGGAATAATAAGTATAGGAATTTATAACTATACGAAGTAGGTAAAAGTGAGTTGAAACACCTCTGGCACTAAATATATTCCTGCGTAGTTCAGTTGGGTAAGTTCTTTAAAATTACTACCAAGATTTTTTAATTATAATGAAGAAAAAATAAAAGGAGTTTTAATTATGATTAAAAAATGTGAAATTTGCAATAAAGAATTTGAAACTAAGCCAAACGGAGGAAGTAGAAAATATTGTTTTGATTGTAGTCCTTCCTATCCAAAAGGTGGGAGTCGTTCTAAAACATTAATTGCTCTAAGATAGGCAATGCGTAAAGAAGCTATAAAGCGATATGGTGGAAAATGTTAGATTTGTGGATATAATAAATGTCCAGACGCTTTATCTTTTCATCATAAAAATTCAAATCAAAAATCTTTTGGGTTAGCTCAAAACGGATCAATTCATTCTTGGGAAGAATATTTAAAAGAGTGTGAAAAATGTATTTTAATTTGTGCTAATTGTCATGCTGAACTTCATTGGAAGGAAAGACAAAAAGAATAATTATTATATAATGCTAGGTAATCTATTTGGTAAGATAGCAGACTGTTAATCTGTAGCATATGGGTTCGAATCCCATCCTAGCAGCCAGAAGGACTACTGTTTAAATATTTCATACGTCCTATGTCAAAACTTAATAGAAATATTATCTATGAAGTATTTTTCCGAGTTGTTAGGTTAATATGGAGATACCGGAATGGTTTGCGATAACCCTGTTTACAACTATGTCTTTAAGACAAAAAAATCGCTATTTAATTAATAAAAGAGGTAAAAAATGGATTGTCGAAGTTTTTTAAATAATTTTATTCAAGAAATACCTTCTCGTGGATTAGATAATGTAGATATATACATATTTAAGAGAATGGGTGAATATGAATGCCAAAGTTTTAAGATTAAAGAAATCTCTAATAACGGCTCCAATGATAGTATAGTTATTTATATCTCTTAAAGTAATTAAAATTTCTTTTTTGATTTTTTTAAAAAATTATATTATAATATATATAGAAAATGAAAAAAGAAATAAAATATGGTTCTATAGTTCAGATGGTTAGAACGCATGCCTGTCACGCATGAGGTCGCGGGTTCAAATCCCGCTAGAATCGCCATAGGGAAAGATAGTGAAAGACAGTTGGGCTATCGACGTTAGATGGAAGTTGGGTTGACTCTAACAAACAGGTATATTCCGGATACCTCGTAGCGGAAAACTCCGGCGCAGGACGTGACGCGATAGCACCAGTCTGGGGTTGATAGTGACCTTCTGGTTATAGGGGAACTATTAGTATTTTACGGTATACTTTAGGATAGCTGTCTAACCGTTTAATTTGGGGGCGTATCATGCTGGAAAATGAGCATCAAATTGCTGATGTGCGTTGCAGGTTCGAGTCCTGCCATCTCCACCAACAAGTGCAAGAGGAGATTAGTAGTAGTCCAATCGGTCTCAACGGCACTATAAACGATAGGCTAAACCAATTACTACTAAAATAATCAAAATATACTTCGCCAGAGATCTGGTGGCGCAAAAGAATCGTCGTAATTAGTATAAATGCTGCTCAGCAACCTCTCAACCCGTCGGAGGGCAGAATAGATGGGGTAAATGAAGTATATTTTGAAATGACCGATAGGCAAGCATTAAAAGCCGAGAAGAAAATATAGCCCCAGTTTTGATTGGAACACTTTGAGGAACAACTCAACAAGGTAGTTCGCCGCGGAAGTCCTAGTATAAAAGTTTGTGAAATCCAATGGGGATGCGTGTGATTGAAGCGCTGGGAGGTTACACCAGTCGACTAACTGCACACTCGGTCACCATATACTCTATTAGCTCAGCAGGTTAGAGCGCCTGTCCTACAAACAGGAGGTCATTAGTTCGATTCTAATATGGAGTACCAGCCCTTAGTAGCATAACGGGTTCAATCGTTGGCGGTTTCGGATTATCAACCACCCTTACTCAGGATAACTGTTGCTACGCAGGAATACTTATGTATTGTCAAATGGGCAGAAGTGCCGACGTCCTTTGGTGAAGCTAATATCAAAGGCTCCGTTACACGAGACAAATTAAACGTGTAAATTAACTACCGCTAGCTCATGCGGTATATAAACTAGGATGTCGGAGTCATCGGGACTAACGTGATAAATTCCCGATTTATATGCGTGTGTAACTCAGCTGGTAGAGTAACTGACTTTTAATCAGTAAGTCTCGGGTTCGAACCCCGACACTCGCACCAATAGCAAGAAAGATGTAGGATACAAAGACCTGTTTAGCAGGAACCTAGTCAGTTGGGCGGATTAGGCTACAGGGACACGCTACTGTTTTATATACCCCTCTTCTTTTGGCTAAAAGACTATACAATGATGGGAGTCTTTTATTTAATCTATATATCATCGTTTTATCTCCTTCCTTTGATGTAATTCACCTTTTGTTTGATAGAAAATTATATGTATATATAATTAAATTTTTTACCCATCATTTTCATACATGGCGCGGTAAACCTAATTGGTAAGATAGGGGATTGCTAATCCCTGAGTAGTCGAGTTTTTCTCGGTGTGTGAGTTCGAGTCTCACCCGCGTCGCCAATAGCAAATAATTAAAAAGAGAGGTTAAAGTTTTGCACAATATACAAATTCACGATGGTCCGAGAACAATTACTTTTTTAGCTGCGGCAATTCAATTTAATACTGCTAATTGTGAGGTGCTTATGAAAGGTGAGCGCCATTGTCACATTATTCAAGAGATTGCTGAGGCTGGTTTAACTAATGATTATAAACAATCTCATATAGATGGTTTTCTATGCCGAGTTAATGTTAGAAATCATGAAACAACCACTTTTATAAGTAGAGAAAATGCTACTCTTATCGCTAAAAGAGCTAATTATCCTATGATTGGATCAATTTTAACCTCAGAAGATTTATGGTGAGATTAGTGTAGTTGGTAAACACGCCAGTTTGTGGCACTGGAGAACATCGGTTCGAGTCCGATATCTTACCCCACATGGAGAAATAACCCTAATTGGTAAGGGATCAGTCTAGAAAACTGATAGTAGTCGTTTATTCGGTGTATGGGTTCGAGTCCCATTTTCTCCGCCAGTTTTTATAAAATTTTTTATTAAAGGAGAGTATGTTCTTATGACAAATGTTAGATTAAAATTATCTCCGCCTTGGATTACTTTTATTAATAAGGTATAGGCACTATTGGACGGAGATCCTGAAATTGCCATTAATGTTGATTCAGAGGAAAGATCTCTTATTGTAGCAACAAACAATGGAGATAAAGCTGCGGCTTTACTAAAATTGCTTCCTTCTGAAAAAACATGGGGTAATATCACTTGGACAATTGGGGTAGATGGCCCTGTGTCTAATAGAGCTTTTACATCAAATAAAGAACTGTTTGATACTGCTTTCAGTAAAAATCCTGCTTACGCATATAGCGTTGCACCTGCTCAAGATGGATATTATTATATAGATTTTACTTATGTAGTTTTCAAAAACTACGTTGTACAATTTTTTAATGATAACCTAAATGATGCTTTTGGTAATATTAGTACCTTATATCAAGAAATTGCCGCAGATGTTTTTGACGAGCAAACTCCAGTAGGGGTACATTATTGCACAGATATTGAGCGTGGAAAAGTAGGAAAACCTTTAGGGGAATGGCCCTAATAGTTGGATTTTAAAGGGAGAGTATCTACTCTCCCTTTTCTTTTTTGATTTTTTTAAAAAAATATATTATAATATATATAGAAAATGAAAAAAGAAATAAAATATGCGCCAGTAGCCTAAAGGAGAGGCAAGGGATTTCTAATCCCTTTTATGCGAGTTCGAGTCTTGTCTGGCGTACCACAAAAGGGTGTGTATTATGAGAATTTTAGATAAGCATTATGATTTTTATGATTATTTACAAAATATATATCCTGATAAAACCATAACTTTTGACAGAACTAAATCTTTTGTTCTTACTAAAGATATGATAAAAAAGTGTTTGGAACATACTACCTATAATCATAAAATAGGACAAACATCTTATATATTACTTCAAGTTTGTAATAGGTTTTGGTTGTTTGAGGCTGAAATTACTGATATAGATCAGTATAGTTGTATAACCAATTTTTCTTTAACTCTCATTTCAAATTGGGTAAATTATAACTTAGAAAGAAAACTTTTTGAATTAAATAGTATTCAACTTGACAATGAAGACTTTTCTGCTTTATGGAAAGCAAACACTAAAGAAAGAGAACATAAAATCGTTATTGACGCAATTAATCGAAACTGTTATAAAAAAAAATATAATTTAGATAAAATTCGTAAATGGGATAACGATCAGCAAGCTTGGAGTGTCATTAACAATATTCCACTTTTAAAAGCTAGTGGTTTAGCAGAATTAATTAATCCATTAGATATTTATTTAGCTCTTGAAGAATACTTTTCTTTAGAGCGTACAGCATCAGAGCGTAGAGAGTCTATTGGACTAACAAATGATGAAAAAATCACTAACCATGGATTTGATGTAAAAGTTTCTTTTCGTAATATTAAAAAGAAATAAATATAATAAAGGTACTGCACCCTTGATAAATATGTGTGGTTTATATTTGCCGACGTAGCTTAATGGAGAAAGCACTTGACTACGAATCAAGGTTTATACGGGTTCAACTCCTGTCGTCGGTGCCAATTATATTTTAAGTAGGAGATTTTTTATGAAAAACTTTATTTTACGTAAACCTTTGCGGTTTGTACTTTTAGCTGCATTATGTGCAACTATTATTACTGTTTTATTTATTGTAGGTCTAATTTTTCAGCCAATCATTACAGCGATCATTCTTGGAATAATTTTCATTTTTTGCGTATTTGTAGGTTTAATTACCTATGGTATCACCTCTTGGCTGGATAAAAATGAAAAAAATCGGTCAAAAAATCTTAATTGATTTTTATAAAAAAATATAATATAATATATATAGAAAATGAAAAAAGACACATACAGCAATATTATTTAATATGCTATAGAAAAGGTTTATAGAAATTATGCGTGTCTTGATGAATATAGGAGCGTAGCTCAGTAGGTGAGAGCGTTCGCCTGATAAGCGAAAGGTCGTGAGTTCAAGTCTCACCGTTCCTACCAGCGAAGTTGAAAAGTAAAATAAAACGCACAAAAGTAGATATAGGTAAAATTTTCGCTACTTTTCGTTTGTCGGTGTCCGCACTGATGAATTGGGGTTTTCTTGCCGAAGTACAAGGTGTTTTATTCCCTAAAAAGACCTATAGATTTTGCGAGGAGGAGCAGGTGGTTCGCTCGTCTGCCTCATAAGCAGAAGGTCGTGGGTTCAAGTCCCACCCCCGCAGAGTTGCAAATAGTCAACCTCCACGTGGTGCAATTTGGGTAATGCTAATGACTATAATTTATATTAAATATGGGGGATTAGCCGAACTTAGGCATAGGCGGCAGGTTTAGGCCCTGTTGAGTGAAAACTCGTTGCGGGTTCGAGTCCCGTGTCCCTCACCACGCGGTTTATCCTTTAGTGCGGTTACAAAAAGGGCTCTTTTTAGAAGGTATATTTTCTAATTAGCGATTTAATTTTAATAAGCTACAGCAAAATAAATATTTTACCCAAATACGAACTTCTATAACAGAGATATACCTCTGGTTGGGCTGTACATTTGTATAGAAGTATGGATTTAAAGGAACAATAGAAATATTGTTGTGTTTTATAATCGAGGAGTGGTAGAAATCTTAATCTTGAACGTTGAAGATTGAGATTAGGCGAGGTTGATTATTGACCAACTAACAGTGTTTCTGAATCAAGTAAATTATAAGATATGATGATATTTCTATTTAGTACTTTTTTATTTAATATGCCGAAGTAGCTCAACGGATAGAGTTCTGGTCTTCCAAACCAGAGATGCGAGGTCAGCACTCGTCTTCGGCTCCAGTGTATTTACACGAACTTCGCAACCAGTCATGGCTGGCCAATTCCACAAATATTGCGGCGGGGTTCCGCATTCCCCGTAAAATATGTGCGGTCCATATAGGAGTATGGTGAAATGGTATCACGTTGCACTCCAAATGCAAAATTCTGCTTTCGATTAGTAGTGCTCCTGCCATAAAAAGTCACTAACAGCAATATTTTTTCCGGTAGGAAGAGTAGCTCATATGGTAGAGCATCAGCCTGTTAAGCTGAAGGTAGTTGGTTCAAATCCAACCTTAAAATGGTGACTTGTATATATGCCTCTATAGCTCAGTAGGAAGAGCGTTAGATTGAAGATCTAAGCGTCCGAGGTTCGATTCCTTGTGGGGGCACCAAAATATGCTTACGTAGCCAAGTCTGGTTTAAGGCTCCAGACTGCAACTCTGGGATCACAAGTTCAAATCTTGTCGTAAGCTCCAGTGTCAAGTGTGAGAAAGTTCATAGTGTGGGATTACCGCAGAGCATCGCTGACGTTAAATGGCGACTATAATGAAAGCGCGCAAGTAGTTATAGAAGCAAGCATCTCGTAGTGTAGATCTAACGACTCTTAAAAAAAATAGACAAAATGATTTTAGTACCAAGAAGGCAAGGCTAAGTGCGGTAATCCAAGCTAAAATCGCCATATATCGCAGAGTAAAGCAGCGGTAGCGAGCCACCCTCATAAGGTGGAAGTCGTGGGTTCGAATCCCACCTCTGCAAGAGTTGCGTTTAGCCACTTCCACGTAGTGCAACTTGGGTAATGCAAACGGCTAAAAGAGGATATTAATTCCTTGGGAACTCCCTAAATATTAATTTTATATGAACGCTGTGCTATCGGCTAAACGGGCAACATATGGCGTCCTAATCCTAATTGGTAAGGAAATAGTCTTGAAAACTATTAGTAATCGTAGTGATACGGTGTCTCGGTTCGAGTCCGAGGGGCGTCGCCATTAAAATAGTATATATGTGGCGGAATAGGTAGACGCGCGGGTGTACGAGGTAAAGCGATCGCGAACGCTATGAATTCACCGATACAGAAACATTGCCTTATATAGGGTGCAAATCCTTATCATATATATTATTTCATATAACTTCTTGGAGGTTTGATATGAGCCATCGTAGAAAAATGAAAGAAAATCGTCGATTAAAACGTTTATATGAAAAGACTCAATATTCTTATGGTTCTGGCGCTTATTATGATGAAGATAAAAGTCGTTATATTAGGTGGTATGCTCCAAGAGTTGGTAAATATTTTCGTAAAATAAGTAATAAAAAAGTTCGTCGAGCAAAATATTTAGCAAATGGTAATATTTATAGAAAATATTTTGATTATTGGTGGGCTTTATATTAAAAAATCTTTTGTTGATTTTTATAAAAAAATATTATATAATATATATAGAAAGTTAAGAAAAAACTTTTTAATTGGAACATTCAGCGCCATTAAAGGTCTGCGGGTTTAAGCGATTGTTGTCGAAAAAAACAATCGCCCTTCAAGAGTGGAAAGGATAACTCTAATGCGTCTTCTTACGAAACAGAATGGCGAGTGGTATTTTCGTCATGAACTTAAAGTTAAAATAATACCAATTCAACTTCATAGCGTGGTGGAAGATTGGCATACACTTAGGCTCTGCAGGTTTGTAATAACACAAAATACCGAGAGAGATAAACTGTCAGTTATTGGATACAGTACTGTTGGTTCAAGTCCAACCGCTATGAATATATTTGCAGGTATAGTTTAACGGCTAGAATTTCTGCTTGCCATGCAGAAGATGTGGGTTCGATTCCCATTACTTGCTCCAGCGCAGTAGCTGGTCAGAGGAGAGTGCAGAAAGCTACTTAAAAACACGGGGTTACTCCATTTAGACACATACAGCAAATTATATACATAGTATATCATGGGTTCGAGTCCCATTTTGCAAGCCAAAACAATTTTGCGAATCGCCTAGTAGGTAAGGCAACTAATGTGGGTGTCTAGAAATGAAAAGAAAGGCAAGAGGTATATGAAAAAAATATCAGAGATAGCAAAAGAAATGTCTCGCTTCATTGATTCTGTAAGTCCATATCTTACAGATAGTGAATTAGCGCAAGCCGCAGTAATTGAGCGAGATTTATATCGTTATGCTAATCTTAATGAACAAAACAATGAAAATCATATAAACTTTGATTGATTTTCATAAAAAAATATTATATAATATATATAGAAAAGTTAAGAGATAATGAAATAACAAAAAACACGAACAGCAATTTTAGTTTATACGACCAGGGACTGAAGGTATTGGTTCGAATCCTTTTCTCCCCGCCATGGGGAGATAGTATAATGGTAGAACGTCAGTATAGTATAATGTGTTTTGTTGATAACCGGGTATAGTTCAGTTTGGGAGAACGCTTGATTTGGGTTCAAGAGGCCGGGGGTTCGAGTCCCTCTACTCGGAGACTGCCAGTATAGATGCGTCCACGTCGCGCAGTTGGTTAATACTAAAGTCTATACAGTAAATAATTAGTTAATTATTTATAGACCTTATAACAGCAATATTCTTTTAAAAATAATTTTTTTATAAAAGATATGAGATAGTATTGCTAATAATAGAGATTAGCTCCAGCTAGGTATATTTTATAACGCTCTTATAAACAAGGAATATACTAATAGCACGATATTGTTTAGAGTTGAGATATATTTTATAATGCCTTGGTAAACAAGAAATATATCAAATTTAAATTGTTTAAGGTTAAGGTCTAGTTAATAAAATAAAATGATAAAAAGACACACACAGCAATTTCTTCTTTTATGAAGGTTGCAGGTTCAAATCCTGTGTCCGCGAGTGCGGATTGGCGTAATTGGTAGACGCGAATGACTTAAAATCATTTTTTTTCATATGATGTGTCTTGATTATATATAGGGCTGTAGTTTAAATGGTCAAAACAGTAGACTTTGACTCTACCGTTCCCAGTTCAAGTCTGGGTGGCCCCGCCAGGCATTATGACAATAATAGAGCATATGTAAGACCTTTGGCTTCATGCTTAATAGCAAGTATAAGACCAAAAACGGTAGGATGTAGGATTAGAAGAGTCCAGCATTTAAAGATTGGTTTGTGGGCGCGTGGCAAACCTTTGGGCGTGTTGCCACACTACCAAGGTTCACGATAAACCTTAAAATCGAAGCGGTTACCGGGTAACCTAAGGAGTAAGCAAGGTTCGATTCCCCGCTGAACGGGTTCGACTCCCGCTCAGATGGTTTAAAACTCCTTGTATTATGGCATCAAGTAAGAAACCTTCCCGTGGTGATGCTGTTTCAACCAATTCTTACATTGAACTTTGAAAATTTGTGTAACTCAGTGCAGAGCAAACTCCATTGCGCTGAGGTGCTGGCCACGCACACGGCGGTGCGGCTAAGTAGGCTTATGGGATACTTTAAGTCTTACGAAATCTATTATAGTGATATAATAGATTGTCTTACGAAGGTAAGATGCCTTTGGTCGGTAGCGCAAAATATATTTTCTAGTTAGGACGGTGTCTTATCGCTCTCATAATAGACGCTCCAGATGGGGAAGAATCCTTGTTAGGTAGTAGGCTTAGCAACCTTTGCAAACCAAGGAAATGCTAACAAGAGAGTTTGCTGTGATGCCTTAGTAATAAGGCTATAAGATAAGGTCAACGCACAAGTAGCCCAAAGAGCAACGACAGTAGAAGAAAAAGATTAGTATAATAAAACTATTTTCTGAATGGTGGGTGAACGTTGGGGGTAATCAATCCTCTCCAAGATTAAAGGTGCAAAACCTCAATCCGTGGAATACGGATGGGATAAGAAGTTATAAGGTCGCTCCTTATGGCTCAGACTTATTTCCTTGGTAGTCTAATAAACGGAAAGTATATGTTTGTAGGGTGAAAATCCACACTTGTTTTTGTAAGTTCTTATACAATGTCCAGTTGATAAAAATAAAATAAAGTGCAGGTAATAATCTTGTAAAAGGTTTGAACTTGCAATATATCCGTAGGTATGTCCAGATGGCGAAGACAGCGGACTGTAACTCCGTTACGTTAGAAACACCGTAGGTTCGACTCCTACCCTGCGGACCAGTATAATATTATTAGCCAGAGCGCAAGACCACGGCGTTTTACCTTCATTTTTTAGGACTGCAGTAACGCCAAAAGAAGATGTAACAGTAGTGACCACACTTGCCTTAATAATATTATTTTATGAGAGAAAAAGTAAACAACCTCCGCGTGGTTTCTCTTGGGTAGTGCTAATTGTTTACTATTGAAATATTCTAATATAAAGTAAAAACACCGATGGTAAGTAGTTTTATGTGTGGGAATAAATACCATATATAAAAATAGGTTATGGTAGTATATGGCAAGTTAATTAATACTGGCGCATATAGAGTAGGTTGTTACAAATACTTTATATTGGAATATTTTTCTTTTATCTGCTTGCGCCGATGATGGCTGGCAACACCGAAAGCCCAAACAAAAAACGCTTTTCAAAATTTTTAATCAAAATATAGGAGAGTTTTAAATATGGTAGATAAAGTACAAAATATTACATTAATGCACAATGGTAATTTCTTAAAGTTTTATAACTTTAATTTAACAAGCGGAAGACAGTATGAAGTAATATCTCGACATTTGATTGATGAAAAAAACATAAATAAATCTGCCGCTGACGCAGTAGATATTATTGCGTTTAATAAAGATTTCTCAAAAGTTTTAGTCATTGAAGAATGGAGAACCCCAGTAAACGATTATATTTATGCTTTTCCTGCTGGACTATGCGAAGATGGAGAAGGGTATTTTGATACTGCGGCAAGAGAACTTTTTGAAGAAACAGGATTGCAGATTACTTATCTCTATGATATTTTATCTCCTGCTTATCAGTCTGCGGGAATGACAAATGAAACAGTAGCCAGTGTAATATGCACCGCTTCTGGAGAACTATCTAATAAACACGCTTCTTCAGATGAAAATATTACGCCTATGTGGATAACAAAAACAGAGGCAAAAGAAATTCTTAAAACAAAGAAACTTTCTGGGCGTTGTCAAATGGTTTTATATTTGTGGACAAAAAATTTATTTTTTAAATAATTACTTTCTTTTTTGATTTTTTATAAAAAATATTATATAATATATATAGAAAATAAAAAAGAAGTTTAAAGCGGGGCCGGCGTTAAAAGGTCCCACCACCTAATTCGCTATAACATATGCGCTAAAAGATTGGGGAACTCTAGGGGAGACTCCTCTACGGCGGAGGGTTGTGCCTCCGCAACATATGCTGAAGTCCCATAGTGGTCGATTGGAACGGTCTTGTAAGCCGTCGGCTTTGCCCGCGTGGGTTCGAATCCCACCTTCAGCTCCACTTGCCTCGGTAGTTTAATTGGTAGAACGGCAGTTTAGTAATCTGCTAAAAAGGGTTCGAATCCCTTCTGAGGCTCCATATCTATTTTATTAAGGAGATTTATATGTTACACACTTTAAATAAAGCTTGGGTGAATTGCTTTTTAAATCAAGCTAAAGATAGTAATAAATGTTTTTTATTCGTTGCAAAAGACGATAAAGAATTTGAAGAAATTAATAAAATTACTTCTCATTTTTTTCAAACAAATACTATTGACCTTAGTAAATTTGGATATTTTTGTATAACGACTGAATCAGAGGTTTATGATGATTTACGTTATTTTAACGAGTATTATCCTATGTGGGATGATATTTTAATTTCGCATGATATTCACGATTGGAAAATCAAAGATTTTTTACAAAAACATCGAACAATAAGATATTAATATAATATGCTCAAGTGATGGAACTGGCATACATGCTTGATTCAAAGTCAAGATTTTAAGGGTTCGATTCCCTTCTTGAGTACCATATATATAAAATTTTAAAGGAGAATTAACTTATGAGTAAATATAAGTTTTACAATGACGGAAAGAATAAAATTGTTGCAGTGTCTTCTTATGCTGGTAGACCGGTTCGAGGTGTGGCAAAATGCGACCCCCGAGACAATTTTAATCAAGAAAAGGGCGAGGAGCTAGCACAGGCTCGTTGTAACCTAAAAATTGCTCTAAAAAGAGCAAAGAGAGCTAATGCCGAAGTAGAAAAGGCTAAAGCAGAGAGAGACCGTGCGCAAGTCAGAATTGATAAAATGACAGCTTATCTAACTGAGGCTAATCATCAGCTTATTCAGGCTGATAATGAACTAAAAAGAATTGAAAACGAAATTTAATTAAAAAAAGGCGGGTACAGCAATCCTTTATTTGTAGTGATCGGTTCACAATTTGTCTGTAAAACAAATCCAACAGGTTCGAGTCCTGTACATCTTATATTCCCGCCTTGTGAAATAATATGGGCTTGTAATGGCTTCGACGGAGTTAAGAACAATATATTTGCGTTCGAGTAATGACGTAATCATTAACTTTTTAAATTAAACGCTGATTATAGTGCTTATAAAATGGCTGCTTGAGATAGCAGTCGCCAAAAGATAGTGAAGTATCAGTAATAGCTATTGAGGTTCGACAATACTGAGAACGTTTTTTCTTAATTTAAACTAAAAAATTAAGTGGTGGAGTAGCTTTCATATGCTGGCTAACCTTCAACAACGTAAACAAATATATTTATTATTAATTGCGGACGCGGGTTCGACTCCCGCCAGGTCCAAGAGGTCAAGATAATAAACCTCCACGTGGTGACTTCTGGGTTAAAAGCTAATTATTATCATTTTGCGAATATAGTTTAATGGTAGAATCTCTGCTTCCCAAGCAGATGACGCGGGTTCAATTCCCGTTATTCGCTCCAATTTATAAAGCGGGAGTGATAACTAATGTTATGGTATATTTTAACTATTATAGGAGCAATTTTATCTGGTATTGGATGTATTTTAGGTATAATTGCTGTTTTTTCTGTGGTTAAAATGTCAAGCGTAGAATCAAGAACAAAAGAACAATATTTTAAATCATTACAAAATAATGATGAAAATAAGAAATCTTAATTGATTTTCATAAAAAAATATTATATAATATATATAGAAAATGAAAAAATTGAGTTTTTAGAAAAGGTAATAAAAAATGCTGCACCTTATGATATTATAATAAAACGCATTTCTCAATTTTATATATTGGGGTGTAGCGTATTTGGTATAATATTTTTTTTATATACGCCGGTATAGTATAATGGTTAGTGCAGCGGGCTCTAACCCCGCGAGTCTTGGTTCGATTCCAAAGTACCGGAGCCATAAATAAGACAGATACAGCAAATTTTCTTTTAAGAATATTTTCGTGATATGGTTTCACACTTTTTCTGGTAAAAAAAGCTAAGTAGGTTCAATTCCTATAAAATATTTTCAGCTGTCTTGTATGTACAATTAAATAAGGAGGGTTTTTATGAAGAATCGAGCTACGGCTGAACGTAGACATAAAAATAAGATTAAGGCTATTCGTAAAAAGAAACTTAGTAAAATAATTTACGGAGATTATGAGTTTTATAAAAACCTTCATCAATATAGTAAAAATAAAATTCATTGTTCTTGCCCTCTTTGTGCGGCAAAAACAAATTCACGATATTTTCAAGGTTTCCATAGATTGGGAAAAAAGAATTGGGATATTAAAGATTTAAAAAAGCTTGAATCTTTAATAGACTCTGAGAAAGAATATTATCTTTAAGGAATTAACGTCAAAAAGGGTGTTATTAGTATATAACTTAATTTGGAAAGCTGTGTGGTGAACGAGAAAAACCAAAGCTATAATCTCGAGATAGCCCAAGCCCAATATATGCTAGTGTGGTGAAATAGGCAGACACAACGGACTTTCGACTTAGCAGACATTAAAAGAGAGTGCCTTATTGGAAACGATAAGAGTAGAAGTTGGCTAATTCGGTGAATGGCTAAGAGAACGCCGAGCTAAATTAAATAATTGGTGTGCAAATGATGATGGCGAAATGTGCACAATCACAAAAGTTTTGATACTTATTGGAAAAGTCCTAATAAGAATGCACTAAGTGGAGTTTGAGGAACAGCCAATTATTTATAAATGTGTAGAGAGCATACACCAACTACCTAAATCAATTTAAAAAGATGCGGTGTAATGATACTAATTTCTTGTGTCAAAATGATATGGTAAAGACGTGCTCCAGACTACAACGTAGAAATACGGCTATGGTGACATAGAGTAGTAAGAAAATCCGTCGGGGGTAAAACCTCATACCGGTTCAAGTCCGGTCACTAGCACCAAACATTGTTTTTGAGAAGTACAATTAAAAGAACTTCTCATTTTTTTTATTTGATAAAATAAAGATTAATATTTAAAATAAAAAATCTTTTTTGATTCTTATAAAAAAATATTATATAATATATATAGAAAAGTTAAGAAAAGATTTTATAGATATAGAAATGTGTTAGTTAATTATAGCAAGAAAAGATTTGAGTATGTCTCCCGAAAAAGCTTGCCGTACAAATTTCCCATACGTCTATGACTTTTCTTATAAAACCAATAAATGAAATAAGCAAAAAATATCAATTATATAAATAATTCCTCTTGCAGTAGTATAACTCTTTTTGGACGATGGATTATAATATATTTACTTAAATTTTCAATAATAATAATGAAAGGAAGTGTATATATTATATGCCAAAAAAATTAAATTTATTAAATTAGAAGTTTGGAAGATTAACAGTTATTGCTCCAGCTGAAAAAAATGGAAAAAGAACTTAGTGGTTATGTTAGTGCGAATGTGGAAAACAAAAAGTCGTAAAAACTGAAAGTTTAAGATAGGGGACTTGTAGATCTTGTGGTTGCCTTAGGACAGAAACCGCTCAAAAAAATGGTCGAAAAGTGTTGCAAGATTTAACTGGACAACGGTTTGGGAAATTAACAGTTTTAAAGTATGCAGGTTCAAATAGGTCTAGAAGTCAATGGCTTTGTGAATGTGATTGTGGAAATAAAACAATAGTTAATCAAATGGAATTATCTCGTGGAGATACTCTTAGTTGCGGATGTCTTAGAAGCTCTTTTGGAGAGTTATAGATAGAAAAATTACTAAAGGAAAATAATATTCTATATCAAAAAGAATATTCTTTTAATGATTTAAGAAGTGAGAACAATATTCTTCTTCGATTTGATTTTGCCATTTTTAATTCAGATAATTCTCTTAAATGTTTAATTGAATACGATGGAGAGCAACATTTCTTAAAAAAGACAGAAAAAATTTGGTCTGATTCTTTAGAAAAAAGACAAAAAAGAGATAATATAAAAAATAATTATTGTTTAAAACATTCAATTCCATTATATAGAATTCCTTATTGGGAAAAGAATAATTTAAATATAGATTTAATTTTTAACGATAAATATTTAATTAAATAAAACTACGGTCTTGATATAAGACTAAGAGAAAAAGGAGATTTTAATTATGAATAAATTTATGAACGCTTTAAAAGAAGATAGCCTTTTTACAACTACGGAAAACGGTGCGATAACAAGAACTTCAACTATGAATGGATTGCTTGATCTTTTTTCCTTAGGAGCCTCTTATCGCACCAGAAGCGAAATAGACTGTATTAATCTTTTTAAAAAGGCTTTTGAAGAAAATGAAACTTATGCAATGAAATGCCTTTTTTATATCGCTGATATTAGAGGCGGACAAGGTGAACGTCGTTTCTTTCGCGTGATTACTAAATGGCTTGCGAATGAACATACCGAAATTATGAGTCGAAACCTAAAATATATTCCTGAATATCGGAGGTGGGACGACCTTTATGTCTTCGTAGGAACTCCTCTTGAGGGAGAAGCTTTTGATTTGATGTATCGTCAGCTTTCGCTTGACGTACAGTGTAAGACACCCTCTCTTTTGGCTAAGTGGCTAAAGTCAGAGAACACCAGCTCAAAAGATTCTCGCAACCTTGCGAATATTACTCGTCGTCACTTTAAGATGACACATAAAGAGTATAGAAAAACTCTTTCTATACTTCGTGAGCGTATTCGTTTGCTTGAGCGTTTGATGTCTGCGCAGCGCTGGGATGAAATCGAATTTGATAAGATTCCTTCTCGTGCTGGTATTATCTATCGTAATGCCTTTGCACGTCACGATATTGAGCGTATGAAGTCTGAAAGAATTGTTCAGTCTTATGAGGACTTTGCAAAAGATAAAACCACTAAGGTTAACGCAAAAGCTCTTTATCCTTATGAGGTTGTTGCTAAGGCATATAACCTTACAAGAGGAATGGGTTATTACAACCGTTACAGCAATATTCCTCTGGATAATACCGAGCGTTTGATGATTAATAAATACTGGGATAATCTTGAAGATTACTTTAAGAATGCCAGCTTGAACGCTCTTTGCGTAGTTGATACCAGTGGAAGCATGTGGGGAACCAATGAATCCGCACCTATCAATGTTGCGATTTCTCTTGGTCTTTACTGCGCTGAAAAGGCGAAAGGACCTTTTGCTGGACACTATATTTCATTTAGCTCACGTCCTCAGCTAATTAAAACAGATGGTGTCGATTTCTGCGATAAGGTAGAGCGTATCTATCGTACAAACTTGTGCGAAAACACTGATATTGAGGCTACCTTTGATATGCTGTTGAATACAGCTATTCAGAATAGATGTACTCAAGATGATCTTCCTGAGAGCATTGTTATAATTTCTGATATGGAGTTTGACGCTGCTCGTGGACATCGTTGGTACTGGGGAAACTCTGGCTCTCATGTAGCGGAAAAAGAGACCTTGATGGAAGGTATCAAGCGTAAGTGGGAAAATGCTGGTTATAGAATGCCTAATCTCATCTTTTGGAATGTTAATTCTCGTAATCGTGATAATATTCCTATGCGTCAAGAAAACAATATCACTTTTGTTAGTGGTATGTCGCCTGTTCTGTTTGAGCAAATCATGCAAAATAAAACTGCTTTAGATCTTGTTATGGATAAATTAAACAGTGAACGTTATGCTTGTATTAAATAAATAAAAAATCTTGTCTTTTTTGGACAAGATTTTTTATTTCTTTTATTTTTATTTTTATATTTTTATGGGAACGATATCTTGTCGAACTTAATAAAAAAAAAGAAAGGAAAAATAATATGCCAAAAAAACAAGATTTAACTGGAAAAATTTATACTTATTGGACAGTATTAAAGGATTCTGGAACAAAAACAAATGATGGAGATACCTATTGGACCTGTTAGTGTAAGTGCGGAACTATAAGAAATGTTGCTGGTGGAAGTCTTCGCAGAGGGAAAAGTAAAAGTTGTGGTTGTTATAAAAAAGATCACCCTCCAAAAGTATATGATTTAATAAATCAAAAATTTGATAATTTATTTATCATAGAAAAAACTAATAAAAGAGATTCATCTGGAAGTGTTATTTGGAAATGTAAATGTGATTGTGGAAATATATGTTATAGATCTACAGCAAATTTAACACGAAAAAATATGATACATTCTTGTGGCTGCTACAATATCAAAAAATTACAAAAACAATGTCTTAATTTAATAGGACAAAAATTTGGAAAATTAACTGTTATAAGAAAAACTGATTAGCGTAAAAATAAAAAAATTGTTTGGGAATGTAAGTGTGATTGTGGTAATATTTGTTTTAAAACGACACAATCTTTAACAAGTGGAAACGTTCATTCTTGCGGATGTATTACAAGATCAATTGGAGAATATAATATTCAAAATATTTTAAAACAAAATAATATACCTTTTAAATCCGAATGGACTACTAAAGAAATAGATTATAAACGTTTTGATTTTGCTATTCTAGACAATAATAATAAAGTAATTCGTTTAATTGAATTTGATGGTAAACAGCACTATGATAATATTAGTGGAATTTGGAATTCTCCAGAAAGCCTTGCGCAAATTCAACAAAGAGATAAAGAAAAAAATGAATATGCTCTATCTCATAATATTCCTTTAGTAAGAATTCCCTATTGGAAACGAGATGATATAACGCTTGATATGCTAATGGGGGATAAATATTTAATTCATAAAACAATATAACCAATATTTTGTATTTTCAACCGCTCGCGACGCGGACGCCCAGCACAACCGAAAAATCAAATGAAAAATGAGTTTTCAAAATTTAAGGAGAAAAACTATGAAAGCATATTTACCCTTTGGCGACTGGTCTGGCGATGGGCATAGTCAATATGACGATGTTTTAGTTGATATTAAATCTATGGATGATATATCTCTAGCACAACAAAAAATACGACAAGAATATGGAGAGAATTTCTTCAATAATTATGCTAATAACTATGGAGAACCAAAAATATCTCCAGAGTGTTGGCAAGCCTTAATCGACCATAATATGCCCATTGATATTTTAGAAGAATCAGAAATGTTAGATCTTGACGATATTTTTGATAATACAATGCGCAATATCAATGACTTTATAAAAAAATATCCAAATCCATATGTCAGCTTAGAATTTGTTGAATACTCTTTTATTTGGTTATTAAATCAATATGGAGCAAATATTACGATTTTACCAGATGATGAAGATATCCCGCAAATTAACGGCTGGACTTGTTCAGATTTTAGATCCGTTGGATATGGATGTTTTGAATAAAAAATAAAAAAAGGAGATACCTTTTATAAGGTATCTCCTTTTTTTATTTTTTATTCACCGCCTATTAAATAATCAAATGCTTCGGCTTTTTGCGCGGCGGTTTTAAGTGCGCGAATTCCTGCCGCCTTTAACCATTTGATAAATTTTTCTTTCATTTTTTATTCCTCCTTATTTTTCTTCGAGGTCGTCAATCTTGTGATTTGCAACCTTGATTTTTTCGTCGAGCAGGTTGATAGATTCCTCCGCCTTGAACATTCGCTCGATCAGGTTGTTGTGCTTATCGACCTTTTTTTCGAGCTGTTCAATGCGGTAGTTGCTCAGTTTGGAATTGAGCGCAATGCCGCCGAGTGTGCCGCCCAGTGAACCGAGCAGGCTCAGCAGGGCGACGATGATGGTTCCGGACAACGGAATCACCTCTTATGTACCGTAAATTACAAGATTAGCTGTATCAGTTTTAGTGACATTGTTCGGATAAGTCAGTGTAAGTTCCAATCTTACATGGGTTGCTGTAGGATAACTGGTTTTCAATGAAGCTACATCAACTGTATAAGTATTGGCGCCTAGGTTTATGACACCTAAGTAATCCGTTTCACCGCCATTGGATGAGCTATAAGCAGCCGCCCTCAAATATGAGTTGTCATTACTTACAACGGTTGTAACGCCTTGTACTGTTAGCGTTGAAATATTTGCAATGTCAATCGGCGCGGTCACAACGCGACCGATGCTGGTGCCGACAGCGCCTACCCCTCTAATCCTGCTGTTATAGGATGCGGTATTCTCATCAAATAAATTATCATATTGAATTGGTTTTGTTGTTACTGCTATTACAATATTGCCGGTTACTTTTGGAATGGCAATAATGCCTTTTAAATAATTCATTTTTCCCTCCTCATTCATAAGTACTACTGCATTTTCTGTTATATCTACATTACCCATTGTTACCGTAATGCTTGATATTGCATAATTATCGTCTGGCGTAATAATTGCGGCATAGCTCTCATTATCTATAACTTTTTCAGATGTGTTATCCATGCTTGAATTATTAAGAGTTTTCGAAATACCGTGTCGGATTAACGCCTCCGTTCCGGAAAATACAGAATTTGTAATATTATTTCCTCCCATCATTACAGTTATATCTGTTATAACATAACTAAAATCCGGTGTTATTTCAGTTTGGTATCCTTGAAATTCTTTAATACTTGTCTCATTATTATTAAAAGAAACATGTTCCCCATTTTTAGTAATAGTATAAGATAAAAGATTAGCTGTTATAGTTTCAGGGGTGCCATTAATACATGCTGCACGAAAAGCATTAATTTCATCAAGAGATATTCCAAGTGATAAAACAAATGATATACAATGATTGCGAAAATTATCGGTTAAACCACCTACAAGGGGAATACTTTTAATGGCGGATATAACACTTCCATATGTACTATATGCTCGAGAACGATATATACCCGCATCTAAGGTTTTCCACCCCAAATCAAAATCTGTTAATTCAAAATCTTGGTCAATATCACTTTGACTTACTCCAAGCAATCCTTCCAGCATCATAGCCATTATTCCGGTTCTATCTGCTCCAACACCACAATGAAAATAAACAGGCTTATTATGTATCACAGAATTAAAAATTGAACTAAGAATCTTTTTCCATAGTGTTGGACTATCACTAACACTATAGACAGAATCATTATCCGTATCATTTCCAGCCCAATCTATTCCCCAGGCAGATTTTTTCTTATAATTAGTCGCTTGCTCATTAACGGGTAAGAGTTGCACTTCGGTTTTTACACCAATTTTATCAACCATTAATTCTTTATCAACAGGATTAGGCTCACTTCCCCTGATTAATATTCCATATTTTATAGTTCCCCCATCACAGTTCCAGCCACCTAAATCTCGGGTATTTCTCCCTCTTGAATACATACTTCCCTCGGCGGGCTGAGCTGGGGTGGTATTATACCATCTAAGTTTATCTATCGCTGTAAGTGTACCCGAACTATTTGCTGTAGAAAAGGGGAGGGCCACGTTTGGTTCATTATCATAAAATGTCACTCCATCAATCTCTTTCCCAATAGGCTTAACGTTTTCAGAAACGGATGAAGATGGTGCGTAATTTGTTATATATGTATAACTATAATCATTCGGATCATACGGATGCGCCGCCACATACGCGAGGTAATTGCGCACTGCCTCCGGGCACTGGTGCCACGTGATATTTTCCGAGCCGCTGATGCCGGAGATGGTCGCCGCAAGATTCGCGCTGTTCTGCGTTTGCGGAAGCGTACCGCCTTTATTGCCACAGGCGGTATAGGCGTTTGCGATATTCGTCTTGATTCGTGTAATTTCACTTGAAATGCTCAAAATACCGCCTCCTTAAACCTGAGATAACAGGGTTTCAATGTTGCCGATGGCGTTTTGAATTGCCGCGTCCACCTCGGATTTGGTGTACGCATTGGTTATGCCGTAGCCTGAGAGGGTGGTGGACTTGTCGGCTTTACCGCTAATATCCTGATGTTGAGTGAGATAGCCAACATCATTTGTAAACGCTGAAATTTTAGTCGGAATTTCTGTTTTATCCGCCTTTTTCGCGAGCTCAGTATCAACATAACTCTTATCTGCCTTGCCTGAAACATCCGCGCCCTCGGCTGAGATAACATTGTTCTCGATTGTGATGTTATTTCCTGCGGTTAGTTTGCTTTGCAAGCTCAAATCATCCGATGTTTTATTGCCTGACAAGGTGACATTGTTAATTTGAGGCTTATTATTTAACTCCTCATAGTTTTTTATTTCTGCTAACCATTCCTATTCAGTGCCTACAAAGCCATTATCAACTGCAATCTAATATGCAGATTTACCAGTTAAAGTTCCCGCAACTTTTTTATCTACATATTCTTTTACAATTTTTAAATTAATATCATTCATTTACCTCACTCCATCCATAAGCGCCTGGTTCCCAAGTATTAGCATCAACATCTGAAATCCATTTTTTACCATTGTGCATACATTTAGCACCTTTTGCATATGCGTCGTGTGCGCCAGTCGGTTGAACCCACTCAGGATATTCTTCTAAACTAATTTTAACAAATAAAGCAGGCACTTTATCAGGAGCCCAATCAATCTAAGTTTTATGAGTCTAAACTACTCTATAAATATCATCATCGTATTGAACAATTTCACCTACTTTTAAAGCCGTACCATCGCCATGCCAAAATGGAAAAGCGATTTTATTATCAATTAACACTTCATCAGTTTGATTTTCTGCAAAAGTATTAATCGCTTGACGAATTTTTTTTGCTTGTTCTAAATAAATATTACTCATTAGTTACTCCTCCTTCAACAATAAAATCAAATGCGCGAGCCTTTTTTCCTTGCTCGGTTTCTTCTTCTTGTCCAGTAATAATAGAAGTTACTACATCTTTTAAGTTTGATAGGTTGGGAACATCATCTAAAGAATAAGTGCCATTCTATATTAATCTAACCCAAACCTATACAAGACCACTGTTTTTATCGAACATATCTTTAACCTCCTATTGTTTTACTTAATTCTGCTATCGCCTAATCAGTTTGCGCCTGATATGCGGCAAATAGCGCACTTAACTCGCCCAGACCTGTTTCAGTCTATGGCGCAATTTCTTTTAAATATTCAGGAATAGTATATTGATCTTCCTCGTATACATATTCCATTCGACCTTCTTCATCTTGCGCAGATACAATATTATATCTTTTATATACTGTATCTACATTAATTTCTAGTTCTATTGGAGGATTATCTAAACATCTTACTTGTTCTATGTGTTTCATAACTACTCTCCTTTTTTATGTATCTTTTTATGAGATTTTTTATATTTATAAATCTTCATATTTTGTTTATGTTTATTTTCATATTTCAAGAAAATTAAAAATTCTTGAAACTTTTTATCACGTTTATTCATCCAGTAATAACTTCCAACTGTTCCTGACAAAGGGAAAACATATTTCTTATAAAAATTATAAGAATTACACCATGCGAGCCAACCGCATTCTGATACTATAGAACACCAATCTTTTTCTGTTAAATTAATTCCCTTAGCCGCAATAGCCTAAAAATTCTTTTTAAAATTTTTATAAGTAGAATGCCGCAATAGTTTATAAGTTGAAAAATGTCTAAAACCCACAAAATCTATTCCTCGTTCTACTGGGAAAATACTATAAGTATTTTTAAGTTTTAAATCTAATTGAGTTTTTAAATAAATTTTTATTGCGCACAATAAATTATGTAAAAAATCTTTAGATTCAGAGAAAATAACCAAATCATCCATATATCTTATTACAAAATCACAATGACATTCTTCTTTTAACCAATGGTCAAAATAAGCAAGATAAAAATTTGCTAAGTACTAAGATAAATATGACCCTACTGGAACCCCTCTATTAGGCTGACAGTAAACTTCCTCCTCTTCTGGAGAAAGATTTAATTTCTGAATATCATTATTATCAAAACTATCAATAATATTATCTAATTCATATAATAAATCTTTATCTTTGAATATTTTTCGCAACAACTGTTTTAAAATTGAACGATTAATATTTGGATAAAATTTTTTTATATCTATTTTTAAACAATATAATTTTTTATGTCGATTTTTATATAAATATTCAGTTAATAGTTTACTTGCCTAATGAATTCCACGCTGAGGTAGAGAAGCGCAAGTAAATCGTGTAAATACTTTTTTAAAATATGGTTCAATTTGCAACATAATTGCCCACTAAATAATTCTATCAGGATAATAAGGTAATTTATATAAAATTCTTTCTTTACCTCTGTCTGAATATCTACTTGTTTTATATTCCCCTATTTTATAAGTATGATTTTTAAGCATTTCACTAATTTCTTGCGCTCGCTCATCTAAAATTTCATCTGTTTTTTTAACCGCATCATAATGAGATTTATCTTTTCGTGCTTTCTGATGCGCTTGCTTAATGTTGTCTACCTCATATATTAAAGGATAAATATTATTTGCTCTTTTTGGCATATATTTCTCCTTAATTAACTTATTTTCTTTTTATTTGATAAAATTAAAATTCATTAACTACAATACTATTTTTAATTCATTTTAACCTAATTAAATATTGATTTTCGGTGTGATGTTCCTACTAATAAATACTAAATTATAAGCCTGATGTTTTGTCAAGTGACAGGGTTATTATTTATATTTATAAACAATGTTAAACAAAAAGAATAAAAGAAAACAAGACAAGTGCGTGCTGATATTCGTGTTCGTATTCGAAGTGCCATTGTTCGCATTAAGATTGAAAGGACTGGCTTAATCACTATTATTCCAATTGCTACTGAAATTGAGTACGTAAGAAGTATAGAGATTGCCATTATCTGACTAAAAATTTATTTTTTAGTCAAACATGAATATTTTTCCAATCAGTAAAAACAACAATTTGAATATGTATACGCAACATAAATAATAACCCATATATATTATTAAATTAAACTTTTTATATTAAACGAAAGACAAGCGCGCGCCGACAGCCGCGTGCGCATCCGAAGCGCCATCGTACGCATAAAGATAGAAAGGACCGGCCAAACCACCATTACCCCAAGCGCCACCGAAACGGAGCACGCAAGAAGCATAGAGATAGCCATAATCCGACCAGTAGGTACTACTTGATCCACCTGAGAAATTATTTGGCATAAATCCAGCCGCATTATTTCCAATTACATCTCTTATCCATCCACTTGCATTAGATGTAAAGCCACTAGGAGTAGTAACCGACGTAGATTCAACTCCCTCTCCAGAAAAACTGTTCCAAGAGGTGATAACATTTCTTTCTCCATCTATAGTTAAACCATCTACCCATTCCCAAATGCAACCCCAAAAATCTTCTATTCCAAATAATCTCATATGAGTTGTATTATTAGCAGTAGTTCCAAAGGTCATTCCAGAAGCCAAGGTTGATAATTCTGGTGCAATACTAGCAACATCAGTAGTATTATAGCCAGATACATAAGATCCACTGGCACTAACTACGCCGTTACCAACTTCTGCCTATCCATTTCTATCACCATATTTTATTAAATATAAGCATTGTAATGCTTTTAATTGCGCATATGTTGACTATTGGTAGTGTGCGCCATTTGATTGCGCCGCAGTTCTAAACTAACCAATTGTTTTATTTGCGGCTGGCTTAGTACCGACAATAGAGCGTAATTGTCCACTACTGTCTAACGAGCCTTTAAATGCTCCTTTATAAAAATAATCAACATCACCCTCTGTTAATCTACTAAAAGCATCATATGTATATTCACTATCGTTTTCTACAACACTTTCATCATTTGTTACAGAAACTGTAATAATATTATCAACAGTTTTTATTTTATAGGCAAATTTAGGAAATTCAATCATTACATCTCCATCTTCACCTGTTAGTACAGAAGTTTCATTTGTTCCATATTTTTTTGTCCAATCATTTGGATCTAAATAATAGTTAACTTCACCATTTAAAAACACACAGGGTCGAATATGTTTAAAAATTGGCATATTATCCCACTCTGCAGAACCCTTAACCATATTTTCTGCATTATCTGCATAAGTGCAAGCGGTTTTTGGGTTACTGTTGTTTTTATCTATATTAACCGTATAAACAATTAATTCTGGATATACCGCAGATAAATTATATACGGTAGGTACAGTAATATCAATAGTTTTTCTACTTTTAATTTTATTATTGTTATATGTAATTGCATATGTACCTGTATATTCCAAAAGCATGGTTGCAATACCGTTTGCATCAACTGTGGCTGATACAGAATACGGCATATCATCGTCCTATAAAGTTAAAGTTACTACTAAATTGATTCCCGCAGGCAGGTCACTTACGGAAATGATAATTGCTGGTTTTATTGCTTCCTAAACAAAAGCAGTTGTCGCAATTTGTTCTGTGCTAGTACCCCGTGCGGCGGTCGGCGCAGTAGGAATACCTGTAAAATGCGGCGATTGTAAAGGCGCATACTCTGCGCCAGGTTGATCATCTTGATGTTGAATAATAAAATCAATCATCGCTTCGGTTGTAGTAGAATAATTTTCTAATAAATTATCTACCATATCGCGAACTTCCTCTGGGGTTGCTTGTGGATAAAGCCCTGTTACAATTTCTGTTAATTCTTCTTCTGTAATTATATCTTCTTTGGAGTTTAATAATTCATTAATTTCATTTTTTTGATAATAATTACTTAAATCAATTTTAGTAGAACCAACCTATTCCCATGTATTATTCACATATATGTACTCATCATATGCGTTGGAACTTTCTGCATCTTCCGCAGGTAGAAAATATAGTATTTTTTCTTGTCCTGCTCTATTTAAAATAGAACGATCTTGTTCTACCTAAATTTTAAAATCTTCTTTTCTTAATTCTTTTTTAACCTACTATATTTTACTTAGCGCAATCGCTAATGTAACCATATCCATTTACATATTTCCCTCCTTATACTGTTTTCCATTTTCCTTTAAGAGTTTTTATATAAACAGTCAATCCATCATCTGTAGTAATAAAAGCAAAAGAACCATAAGGTACGTTCGCAGGTAAGTCCTGTAATACCTTTTCAATATCTTCATCAGAATTTGTTTCAGGTTCACATAACCATATTTCTATAAATCGTTGACCTGTATTTATTCTTTCTAATAAAATAGACATAATAAAAATTCCTCCTTTTTATATTTTTTATATCTATAAAATATAAAAAATATAATAAAACAATAAAATAATTCTGTCCAAACAAAAAATAATTATAATTAAATAAATAATTTATCAAGTTCGGCAGTTGATAATGGCGAAATATTTTCAGAATTACTATTATTCTGAAAATATAAATCAATTTCACCACTTGGAATTGGAATTATATTATTTGCGGCGGCCGCAACTTCGGTATCAATGTCGCCAATAAACCAATTTCCATTTTCTCCAACGTGAGGAGAAATACCATTCTAACCTTTCAAACTCTCTAACCATTCTTCCGCAGTTCCATTAAAACCATTATCAACCGCAATTTCATAAGCAGATTTGCCATTTTTTGGTATTATATCAGGTTGAATATTTAACTAGGAAAAAGAAGAATCATAATAATACATTGTTTCATGAGTCGCTCGTATATTATCATTAGAACTAAAATATTTATCTCGTGACATAATAACACCCTTTCTTATTTTTAATAAAATAAAGGGGAAGTAATATATACTTCCCCTTTATAAAATAATTATTTATGTTTATAAGTAATAATAAATTGAATAGTTAAATTATATCACTATTCATATTTTTGAACTAATAACATTAAATTATTAGTACTAATAGAATAATAATTTAAATCATTAATAGCAATTGTTGCCGTATTATTCCTCTGGTGGCTCTGGATCAATCATTGTCGGTTCTTCGCCCCAAATTTCTAAAATGGCTCGAACATACTATTCTGGTAAATACTCAGCAATTTGAGATCTTCCAATAGGGGAATTCCCATAACAAGTACGGCTTCTTTCAATTTCATAAGTTTTTCCATTCAATTCAATAGTAGTAATTATTAAAACATTTACGGTTGTTTCATTTAATTTTTCTAATGTATAAGTTTTTATTGGTTCCATTAATTAAAAACCTCCTTATTTTATTGACATTTATAAGTTAATACAAAATGAATTGTTTTATTTTCAGGAAAATCCTCTCCATCCATTTTTGTTATACGCATTACTGAAACATTATCTTTTGCAGATGTTCCAATACAATAATAATTTCCGCCATCCATGGCTATTGCGGCTGCGCCTTGCACCGCGGCTACTGGTAACGAATACCAAATTTCACCCCGACCAGTTTTTACCTCGGCATATCCAGTAATAATACATAAATCACCAAATAAAGTATACGACCCTGTTAACTAAGTTCCTGCATCGTACCAACCATAATTATTTGTAATAGTACCAGTTTCAATAGAAGCAGAATTATCGGCTTTTGTTAAACTTGACTATATATCATCTGCTAAATCAGTTTTAGGAATACCAGTATTTGGTTTTGTATATTTACTATTCCAAGTCGATTTATTGGCAGGTGTAACAAATCTATTATTAGAATTAGTATCATCAACTAAATCACTAGAAAGTTTATTATTAGAAGTAATTAAAGTCTAATATAACGTATTATCGGGTACGGCCGTTCCTGTAATATGAACAACTCCTATAACCTTAGGAATATTAATTATTCCATTAGAATATACAGAGTTAGTTATATCAGAAGTATGACCTGAACTACTCATAGTAATAGATAACTAATTTAAAACATACCCATCTTTTACAGAAATTTTTGCTTTAAAAGGTGAATATTTTTCAATTTTTGTAATATCATTATCTATTGAAGCATTTGTTAAATTTACAACAATATCAGTTTTGGCATATGGATGTTTAATATTATCAACAGTCCCATCAATTAGTCCACCTCTAATAATATTAATTTCATCAATAGTTACTCCTGACTAAATTAAAAATGCTATAACTTGGTCTCGAAAAGATTCACTATAAGGCTCATAATTATTTTTAATATAAGATAATAAATTTTTCCAATCATTACTCAGACGTTTTCTTGTATTTTGTTGACTTTTAAAATTTTTAGAATATGAAGTAAGTTCATAGTCTTTATCTAAATCAGCCTTTGAAACTCCACATAAAGCCTCTATTAGCATACATAATGTTCCAGTTCTATCCGCTCCCGCAGAGCAATGTATATATATAGGTTTATTATTTTGAATATCTTGCGCTATTCGTTTAATAGCATTTATATAATGAATACGACTATTATAAGTTATCTATTCTCCATCTACAGTAACAATTACATCTTCGTTTAACTTATATCCAATGCCAGGAAAATGTCCATAACTAACGCCTGCCCCAATAGCCGATTCATCGATATCATCAACGGTATCATAATCACCATCGTCTCCGGCTGTTTCAGTATAACTAGTTCCAAGAATAAAACTATTCTAACGTAAATCAATTTCATCTCTTATCTTTAAAAAATCTTTAAATAAAGATTTTTGATAATCAGGTAACTAAAATCCATACTTAGTGCCAGGAGAAGTTCCAAAAGTATAAGTTCCACTTAATTCACAACCACGATAAATTACACCATATTTTAATTTATTTCCACCATCACAAGACCAACCACCAAGGTCTCGAATATTATAGTATTGGCGCGTTGCTGTATTAACCACTGTTGGATCGGTTAAATTATAAGGAACAACTTTTCCTGCATCAATAAAACGAATTGAATCTTTTGCTTGACATTTTCCAGTATCTATTATTTCCCCATTACTGTTTTTAATTGTATATGTATATAACCTATTTGGAATTAAATTAGTAATATAATATTTATTTTGATTATCTTGATTAATAGTAATATTAGCCCATTTGTTTTCATTGTTTTCAATATTATCAATCCAAGATTGTTTAATTACTGTATCAAATATAGTAATTATTTTTCCACCTTCTGGAATGGTAATTTCAAAGCCTAAAGGCACTTCATAATGACCATTTAAATTATCTGGAACATTAGACGTTGTATAATCTGTATCTTCTTTAGGGTCAGCCTCTATATAATCAATTAATTCTTGAGTTCCATAAGTATTAAACTATTCATTATTTTCTAAAACAAGTAAATCATATTGTTTAATTAAAGACTATATAGCAGTTTCATCTATTGTATTAAAAATGGTCGCCCTTTGAGTATCAATCTCTGCTTTTGTATAAGCATCTACTGTTGCACCGCCTGATGAACTACTGATAGATGTCCAATCAGTCCATGCTCCAACCTCATCTTTATCATTAATCCAACCATTTTTTGAATTACTATATCTCTAAGAGCGATATTGAATAGTTCGTTCCCATGTGCCAGGAGTCGCATTACATCTATATTGAGTTCTGACCCCACCTGAATTTTCTACATTATCTCCTACACAAATTAAAAAATAAATTTGTTTATTATAACTAGTTCCTGTTGTATAAATATAAAAACAATCCTAATCAATAGCATTATCTATATTATCAACATTAACCCAATGAGTTCTATCATAAAGACATTTTGCAGAAGGATATTGATTATCTGTTGAATTATTAGATACTAAATTAACCTTATTTGATACATCTTCTTTACCAGAAATATCTTGATGTTGAGTTAAAAACCCGCTATCATTGGTTAAATCTGAGGTTTTTGTGGGAATAGTAGGTTTATTATCAATATCATTCCAATCTGCGGCAACATTATAAATATTATCATTTAACTTTATTTTTTTTATTACTGCCATAATTATTCTCCTTTCTCTATTATTAATATATCATCCTAAATAGATATATTTAAATCTAAATTTTCTAATTTACGTTTTAATACTGTGGTAAAATCTTCTTCAGATAGACCTTTTCCCGATTCAATATTTACTTTTTGCTCTAATAATGTTAATATTTTATTAATTAAATATTGAGTGCCTTGTTCATCTAAATATTTTTGTGTCATAAAAATAATTTTACCTCCTATCTTTTTTAATAATGAAAAAAAATATAAATTAATTAATCATTATTGACCTTTTATTGATTTTTTATAAAAAATATTATATAATATATATAGAAAAACAAAGAAAGGAGAAAATGTTTATATGCGTGATGAATATGTCGATATTTATTGTTTAAGTCTTGCTTTAAAGTATTATTCTGCTGAACAATTAAAGCATACATTACAAGTTGCTGAATATGCAGTTAATGCTTATAGTTATTTAGCCGCAGATAGTGATTTAAAAAAATTATGGAAAATCGGTCTATTTCATGATATTTTAGAAGATACTTCATGTCCTGAAAAAGAGTTAGGAACTGTTTTAAGCGATTTTGAATTAAAAACAGTAAAATTATTAACACATTCAAATGAAAAAAGTTATTTGGAATATATCCACAATATTGTTAATAGTCGTAACTTTTTTGCGCAAGCGGTTAAAAGAGCAGATATGAAAGATCATCTTATGCGTGAGGCTACTTTAACTGACAAATTAAAAGAAAAATATTATCCCGTTATAAAATATCTTTTATAAGGAGGTAATATGTTAAATTCATTTTTGTTTAATAGAAAAATTCTAGTTAGAGAAAAAGGTATTGACGTTTTAGACGTTTCGCTTTTTTATGATTGGCATAAATTTATTGATGAAGATTATGTCCTTCACTTTCAAAGCGATAATATTGGATTAACACAAACAGAAAATTTATTTCAATATTATCGTTCTCCTTTTCCAATAGTATTTCATTGGGTTGATATTTATTCTTTATCAAACTCTAAAGATATTACACGCATTCACTTTCCAAAAGGCGAAATTCAAAAAGAAGAATTTAAAAATTTATGCGCCTATTATATTTTAGAATGTGCATCACAGTTTAATAATTTAACTTTTTCTAATAATAAAGAAGTTAATGATTTAATATTAAAAATTTTTCGATAAGAAAGGAAGTAATATTTTGAGTGACCTTCAAAAAGATTTAGTGCTTTCTTCAAATGAATATAGTTATGTGCTAGATCAAACCAAGGGTTTCATTAGTTGCCTAGTCGGTCCGACAAAAATGTCACTATCTCAAAGTGATAGTTTGGTAACTTTTAATACCCATACTAAAAAGTTCGAATCTTGTTCATATGGAGAGGCTATCAAACTACTTACAATTTGTCCTGAAAACTGGTATTGTATTTTGAAAAATCCAACAAAGGATAATAAACATCCTGCTCCTGGTGCATCGAATGTTTTACCAGATACTATGGAGATTGGTAAAAAAATTAATATTATGGGCCCAGTTGCTTTTGCGCTTTACCCCGGCCAAATGGCAAAAGTTGTTCGTGGTCACGCACTACGTTCTAACCAATACTTGCTTGCGCGAGTATATGAAGCCAATGCCGCAAATAACTCTCAGGGTGAAATTCGTAACGCTGACGGCGAACTGGTTGAAACCACAAAGACTAATTATGTAAATGGTCAAATTCTTGTTATTAAAGGAACAGAAGTATCTTTCTATATTCCACCTACTGGTATTGAAGTTATTCCCGTTGATAACAATGATAAAAATGGGTATATCAGAGAGGCTGTTACTTTAGAGCGTCTTGAGTATTGTATTTTAAAAGATGAAGATGGTAACAAGCGTTATGTACACGGCCCTCAAGTTGTATTCCCCAAACCAACTGAAACTTTTGTAACTAGTCCAAAAGGCGGTTTTATCTTCAGAGCCGTGGAGTTGTCTAAAATTTCAGGTATTTATGTTAAAGTCATTGCTGAGTATAAAGATGTAGACTCTGCCGGTAAAGAAATCGTACATCCAGTAGGAGAAGAACTCTTTATTACTGGTAATGACCAAATGATTTATTACCCTCGTCCTGAACATGCGATTATCACATATGATGGCAAAATGATGCATCATGCGATCGCTATTCCAGAAGGCGAAGGTCGATATATTATGAACCGCCTAACTGGTGAAATTAAAACAGTTAAAGGCCCGCAGATGTATCTTCCTGATCCTCGTCTTGAAGTGGTAGTAAAACGTAAGTTGAGCCGTCGTCAGTGTGAACTTATGTATCCCGGCAATAAAGAGGCTCTGGCTTACAATGAACAACTCTCAGAGCGTGCTGTTGAAAAAGCGGCTAAGAATAGTATGTCCTTTATGGATGAGTTAACTGCTTTTAGTATTAACAGTAGTATTAATGACACTTTAGCAAATCTTGAGGCTAAAGCCAATATTTCTCGAGGTACCAGTTATACTAAACCTCGTACTATCACTCTGGATAATAAATTTGATGGTGTTGTTACCACCGATGTATGGACTGGATATGCAGTAAATGTTATCTCGAAGGATGGCACTCGTAAGGTTGTTTGCGGTCCACAGACTGTAATGCTTGACTATGACCAGACTCTTGAAGAGTTGCAGTTGAGCACAGGTAGACCAAAAACTACAGATAACATGATTCATACTTGTTTCTTGCGCCATGAGAATAACAAAGTTAGTGACTTAATTCATGTAGAAACTAAAGACTTTGTTCGTTGCTCTATTAAAGTCAGCTACTGCGTTGACTTTGATAAAAAATATCAAGACAAATGGTTTAATGTAGATAACTATATTAAATTTATGTGTGATAGAGAACGTTCTTTGATGAAAAAAGCCGTTAAAAATTATACAATCGAAGAACTAAATCAAAATTATGTTGATATTATTCGTAATGTTGCTATCAACAAAAAAGATTACTCAAAAGAGAGTAATGCTGATAAAAACGAGCATAAAGGTCGTTTCTTCGCAGAAAATGGTATGTATGTAAACGACTGTGAAGTTCTTTCACTTCACATTGAAGATGAAGATATTGCAGAGATGCTTGTTGATCATCAGAGGGAAATCGTAAAGAAATCTCTTCAGTTGTCTGCGGCAGATAAACGAGTTCAGGTTGCTGAAAAACTTACTGTAGCAGAAAAGAAAGAGAATAAGTTAAAGAGCGATAAATTAATCAATAAGATGAATCTTCAAAGAGAAGAGGCTATTCGCACTTTGGAAATTCAGACTGAGGTTAATCGTAAAAAAGAAGCCGAAGAAGAGGCTGCTGCTAAAGCCAAAAAAGAACTTCAAACTGTTCTTGATTTGATTGGTGACGCGGAAAGAGCTCGTAAAGACAAAGATATGAAACAAGAGATTGCGTTTAAGCAAGAACTTGCTAATATTGAGCAGGCTAAACAAAAAGCATATGCTGATACTGTAAGCGCAATTATGGGTGCTGTTAGTCCTGACCTGGTTGCTGCTCTAACTGCAAATGCCAACAGTGATATGGTATCTGCTCTTGAGCACGCCGTTGCACCTTATGCAATCGCGCAGGGTGAGGAAAGCGTTGCAGATGTTGTTGCTCGTTTGACTAAGGGCTTGCCGATTGAGGAAGCGATTGAAAAATTATCTAAAACTAAAAAAGTATAATTTTTTAGTTTAATTAAAAAAACCGATTGTTAATTAACAATCGGTTTTTTGATTTTTTATAAAAAATATATTATAATATATATAGAAAAAATATGGTGGTGATATTAATGAAATTCAAAAAAGTATTTCTTGCAGATTGTAAATCTACATTGGCTAAAAAAGTTGCGCTGGCGCTAGAGCATGAACTATATGATGACGGCGGAACTTGCCATGAAATGTGGAATGGATGGATTGGTTGCGATCCTTACGAATTTGCTCAAAATCTTGACAAATATCATCTGATTATTCTTGGATATTTTAAACTAAAATCACTTAAACCAGGAACTTTGCTTGATATTGGTATTGTAGCAGAGGATGAAGACGGAGAAAGATTTTGGTGCCATTACAGTTCAAAATGGATAAAAGATTGGAAAGATGAATACCCTGAACTTTATAAGGAGGATTAATTATGACTAATAAAGAAATTGTATTTAGCGTTATGAAACAGCACCCTTGCGTAAGTGGTGTTCAAATTCATGATTATGCCTATCAAATGTTTGGAGAAGTTATCTCTCCTCAGGCGGCATCTAGTATTCTGCGTCCTCTGGCGTCAAAAGGTTTTGTAGCGCAGTCTAAAGATCCTACCTGTAACAGAAATGTTTATTGGTTTACTAACAAGGGAAGGGAGGAGATTCTGAATGAATTTTCATTCTGATGAATGGATTTTAAATCAAGTAAATGAGCACTATGAAGAGGCTAAAACTTTGGTTAACCCTTCACATATTGTAGGAGTATTTTATCAAGGAAGTGGTAATTATGGGTTAGATTATGAAGGCTCTGATGTAGATACTAAATGTATTGTAACCCCTGATTTTAAAGAAATCGCCCTAAATCGTAAACCACTTAGTACAACGCACATTCGCAAAAATGACGAACATATTGATTTAAAGGATATTCGTTTATATGTTCAAACCTTTCGTAAACAAAATTTGAACTTTCTTGAAATTTTGTTTACTCCATATACAGTCTTTCCTAATGAAAAATTTCTTGCTCAATGGAATCGATTGGTGGAAAATCGAGAAGCAATTACCCATTATGATTCTGTACGCAGCGTAAAATCAATGATGGGTATTGCGTCTGAAAAATATTTTGCTATGGAGCACCACTATCCTGCACGTATGGAGTGGATTCATAAATTCGGATATGATCCAAAACAGTTACACCACCTGTTAAGAGTAGAAGAATATTTAAAAAGGTATATTGCGGGAGAATCATATGAAGATTGCTTACATACGAGGCACTCCGAATATTTAAAAGCGGTAAAAACTGGTATTCACTCTTTAGAAGAGGCTCGAGAATTAGGTAAAACAACATATGATAACATCCATCAAATGTGTGATGAATATATCGAAAAAAATAAAAATACTCCAATTAATCAAGAAATTGATGAATTGCTTGACGATGTAGCATATCAAATTATGAAAATTTCAATTAAGGAGGACTTTAATGACTGAATATTCAAAAGGTTGGGTTAAACCAACTAGAGAAGAACTAGAAGCAGAAATACAAGAATATAAACCATATTTCCCGACAGTTGATGATATAGAAAATCTACTATACAATTACAGAAAAAAAATTGAAGAATTAAAAACATCTTATAAAAACAAAGAAATTGATATTTCTAAATATTACGCAGACAAAGATGTTTACGAACTTTTATTTGCTCAAGCCGTAAAATTATTATTTTCTCAAGAAGTTGGAGATATATTCTTAGTTGAAGATTTTATTGCGGCGGCAAAAAGCGGTGGTTTTATACCGTATGATGGATCAGGATATTTTATAGACCTTTTTGGAAAAGAAGTTGGTTATATTAATTGGAGTAACTTAGATGATTATCCAGATGAAGCAGTTTTTGTATCGTGGTATAATAAATAATAAGCCAATATTTTTACATAAAAGATTAATATAAGGAGGACTTTAATGACTGAATATTATCCAGAAGGTTGGGCCAAACCAGCAGAAATAGAATTAAAAACAGATGTTGTACCCGATGACATATATAAAATAAAAAATATGTTATACAGTTATCATGAGTCAGTCGAAAATTTAAAAACTGCTTTAAACAACGAAAAGATTGATGTTCCTACATTTAATAAAAAAGCAGTAGAATATGAAACGTTATATGCTCAAGCAATAAAATTATTATTTATAAAGGAAGAACTTTCTGACGCAGATATTTTTTTAAAAGACGAGTTCTTTTTATGCGCCGCCCACGGAGGTGTTATCCCTTCTGATGGAGATGGTATTTATATCGACCTTTATGGTAATAAAGTTGGTGACATAAACTGGTATGATTTTAGCGACTGTCCGCAAGAAACGGCTTTTGTGGCGTGGTGGAATAAATAATGGGACAGTATTTTTACATAGAAGATGAATATTTAGATACTTTTGAAAAATTCAGAGCAATTTTTCGGGAAGAATGTAATTATCATATAAACTATTTAATTACCGATAAACAAAAGATGCCAAAAGGCTGTAAGGAATGTTCTTTTACTTCATATAATTATAAAGATAATGACTTTACTGACTGCGCCTTTGGTATTGGAAAAGTCTTAGAAGTAGGTAAACATATTCAATGCCCATTAAAACTAAAAGAAAAATAAAAATGCGTCCTCAACCTCCAAAATGGTTTTCAATAGATACTGATAATTGTTGGTTTTGTAATAATAGAAATCATTGCGGAGGTTGTAAAATATTAAAAAGTATAATAGCAAAAAAACGAGGAAAAAACTATAAAGAAAAAGGACGGCGATAAGAAATGTTAAATAGAATCTTATTGACAGGGGATTGTCATGGTGTTTTTACTCGATTTAAAAATTATGACAAAGAAATTCAGCAAGATCCAAATACTGCTATTGTTATACTGGGAGATGCTGGACTGAATTGGACTTTAAACGAGCAAGATTCTCATACAAAAAATTCCTTGAAAGAAAATTATAAATTTCGCATTTACTGCGTTCGAGGTAACCATGACGCTCGACCGCAAGATGTTCCAGATATGGAATTAATTTATGATGAAGATGTTAAAGGCGAAGTTTATATTCAAAAGCAATGGCCTAATATCAGATATTTTAAAGACTGGGGTATTTATACTTTGGGGCGATTTACGGTTGCGGTTATTGGCGGTGCATATTCTGTAGATAAATGGTATAGACTCCAAAATCATTATGTCTGGTTTAAAAATGAACAACTTTCCACGGAAGAAATGTTACAATGTACGATTGATTTAACCAATCAAAATGTAGACTTTGTACTCACTCATACTTGTCCTATCTGTTGGGAACCATCTGATTTATTTTTAAATAGTGTAAATCAATCTACAGTAGACAAAAGTATGGAATTGTTTTTAGAAGAAATTGGACAATGTTTTACATGGAAAATCTGGTGTTTTGCACATTATCACGCTGACCGTATTGAACGTCCATATGTTGAACAATTTTATACAGATACAGAAAATATAGAAGATGTTTGGGAAAGATGGCAAAAATATCATATTTCTCATGAGTTAGATTGGTGGCTTGATAAAAGTAAAAATTTTTATATGTCCGATATTATTTTACAAGAAAGGGAAGATTATAACAATGAAAATGTATCAAATTCCTGAAGATCAACTAATTGAATTGTTAGAAAATCAAATGCTATGTAACGCATTACAGGCAGGCGGCGTAGATAATTGGTGCTGGTATGGTGAATCTATATCTAATTTTATCGACGACTACCTTAATGATAATAATTTAGATATATCAGCATATGATGTAGATTTAAATCTTTTGGCGCACGATATGTTAAAAACATTTACTGTTATTAAAGGAGAATAATATGCTAAAGCCTGCTGCTATATATAAAGATATTTTAATAGAAAAATTTACTTCTATATTATATACTGAAGATTATTATTTTTATTGTGGATATCCCAGTACAGAACTTCCCGAAATTGAAGTTGAAGATGGAAGATATAATTATGCTATTGTCGATAAAGAAGATAATGTAATTGGCTTTTTCTCATATCAAGTGTTTAGTTTAACCAATACAGCACATAATTTTGGTTTAATATCATTTGATAAAGGAAATCCAATAGTTGGCATTGATATATATTATAAATTAAAAGAACTCATAAAAACTTATCATAAATTAGAATGGGCAGTGGTGGGAGACAACCCTATCAAATTAATGTATGATAAATTTTGCGCTCATTATGATGGTTTCACTCATAGACTCCATGATGTTACTCGTAACTTAAAGGGTGAATTAGTAGACTCTTTTATTTATGAAATTCTTAATAATGATAAATAAAATTAAATAGAAAGGTTATTATTTATATGATGATGTTTTCTTTTGGAGATAGATATGATACTGTTGTTCGCTTAGATCAAGTTGTTGCCATACAAAAAGAGTTAAATCGTATAATTCTTTATTTTCGAGCAACAGAAAAACCATTTATAGTATCTTATCCAAACCAAGAGGATTGCGATACTTATTATGACAGTGTAATTAATACAATGAAAAGAATGTAATATAATTATTTTTTAAGGGAGATATTTTTTATGAGAATAGTGAATGAAGAAGGTTTTTGGTTATATGGTAAAGAATATTATGAAAATAATTATTATATATAGGAAATAATTTGTTCTAATTGTTTTACAAACTATGCCTTTTTAGGTGGATATAATTATCAATATGACCAATGTCCTTTTTGTAAATCGTATAATAAAGACTTTAAAAGACGTAAGGAGTAGTAAAATGGTTAAAAAAGATCCCTCATCTTATAATGAACCCATTGATAAACTTATAAATCATTATGATTTTATCTTAGATACATTAAGAAAAAAATCCTTAAAAGAAGTTGGATTTTCATATGATGTTTTTCACTGTCCAACTTGTTTAAATATGTTAAAAGATAAAGAAAAAAAATTTAATTATTGTCCATATTGTGGACAACACATATATTATCAAGAGAATAATAAGTGTTAATTTTTAGCACTTATTATTTTTTTTGATTTTTATAAAAAAATATAATATAATATATATAGAAAATAAAAAAATAATAAAATGAGGTGTTTTGTATGAAAGATAAACAAAGAAAAAAAGCGCAAAGAAAAATAAATAAGAATTTACGTCGTTTAAATAATGCTATTTTAGCTGACAATCTTTGGCGAGGAAGGTTTGTTTTTAGACAAACAAATGCTTATTGGAGTCGTTTTGACGACGGTTCTGGTGGAATGCTTACTGCGGTAGTAGAAGCAAGAGATTTAAAAACTGGTCTTTATTGGGAATTTATCATAGATAATTATGATATGGGATGGAGATTGTTTGAAAAAGCGAATACTTTTATTGCTGAGTATTCCGAAGTTTGGAATGATATTTCTCTTGTAAAAAATGACACAACTAACTGGAAAAAAGTAAAATGGATTCCTAAAACAAAACTTTTTGGTTGAGAGGAGGGAAATAATATGCCAAAACACTACGCAATAGCCGATATTCACGGAATATATGATATTTATGAACAGGTCTGTGATATGCTACAACCAGATGATGTTGTATATTTCTTGGGCGATGCCGGAGACAGGGGCTACGCTAATTTTAAATGTATAAAAGCTATTTATAATAATCCTCAATGGATTTATCTTAAAGGCAACCACGAAGATATGATGGTTAAAGCTTTGCGCCAAAAGCAAGCAGTTGTTAATGGCTATATGTATGATACTCCTTTATATATTTGGTTTAATAATGGCGGCGATGCGACATTTGATGAATGGATTGCGGATGGTCGTGATGAAAGGTGGATTGCGCGCTTAGATAATCTTCCTCTTACAGCCGAATATACAAATGAAAAAGGAATCACATTTCATATGAGCCACGCTGGATATACCTGTGGTCACAAAAATGAAATATGGGGCGAAGAGCTTCTTTGGAGTCGTTCTCATTTTCACTCTTCTTGGGATGAAGATGTTTATCCAAACGATATTTGTATTCACGGTCATACTCCTATCCCCTATTTAATAGATAGATTGGGAGAGTCTAAAAGCAAAAAGGGTCCAGAAGCAAGAGAATATTGTAATGGACATAAAATTGATATTGATAATGGAGTTTTTTATACCAATCAAACTGTTTTATACGATTTGGATGAAATGAAAGCAATCCCATTGTATAGCAAAGGAGAGTGATTTACTATGGGCAAATTTAAAAAAAATACTATAAAAAAATATGAAGATCATTCTTTTTATTGTTTAAATTGTGGGCAAAAGGGAATTCCGATATGGCGAAATAAAAGTCATTTATACAGTAAAAATCATCGAAAGGCATTATATTGCCCCCACTGTCAATTAACCGTAAACCATATTGAAATTAGAAATTTAGATGAAAAAATTAAATTTCAAGAAGATTTTGAAAAAGGTTTATTTAAAGAAGAAGCAATACAATCTATTCAATATTTAAAAAATTCAACAAAAGAAATATTATATGCTTAAATAAGAAAAAAGGTGATATTAAATGAGTGGGAATATTTTTTTCACAAGCGACCTTCACTTCTGCCATGACAGAGCCTTTTTATATGAACCAAGAGGGTTCTCGAATGTGCAAGATATGAATGCGGCGATCGTTCAAAGGTGGAATCAAGTGGTTCAACCTGAAGATACTATATATGTCCTTGGAGATATTATGCTCAATGACAATGAAAAAGGAATGCGGTTATTGCAGTCTTTGAATGGTCATATTTCTATCGTCTTAGGCAATCACGATACTCCAACCCGAGTAGCATTATATAAAGAATGTTCAAAGATTGAGAGTGTTGAACTTGCCGCCGCACTTAAATATAAAGGTTATCATTTTTTTATGACTCATTATCCATGTTTTACTGGAAATTTGGAAAATGAAAGTCTTAAACAGGGTACATGTAATTTGTATGGGCATACCCATCAACAGACTAATTTTTATCAAGATATACCTTTTATGTATCACGTAGGACAAGACTCACATAATTGTACTCCTGTTCATATTGATCAAGTAATTGAAGATATGAACAATAAAGTAACAGAATGTAAGTCTATGTTATAAATATATTATTTTTACAATTTAATAAAAGGAGAATGCAGATGGTTAATTATCTTCCCTTCATTATCGGTGGAATTGTTGCAATTTGTCTTATTATCCTCTTAATTAGTGGATATGTAAAGGCTCCACCCGATATGGCGTACATTATTTCCGGTCATCACAAGAAACCTCGAATTCTTATCGGAAAAGCAGGAATTAAAATTCCTTTCTTTGAACGATTGGATAAGTTAAGTCTAGGGGCAATTCAGATTGATGTTAAAACGAGTTCCGCAGTTCCAACAGCAGAGTATATCAACATTCGTGTAGATTCTACTGTTAGTGTTCGTGTTGGACGTACGCCTGAAATGATTGCGCTTGCCGCTCAAAACTTTCTTAACGTAAATCGGAGAGATATTGCTCAAAAGATTGTAGACCTTTTGGAAGGTAACGTTCGTGAAATTGTTGGACAGATGAAGCTTACTGAAATGGTTAATAACCGTAAAGCTTTTAGTGAAAAGGTTCAAGAAAATGCTGTACCAGATTTGGCAAGATATGGTCTTGAACTTGTAACTTTCAATGTTCAGAATTTTACAGACGATAATGATGTTATTACCAACCTAGGTATTGACAATGTTGAGCAGATTCGTAAGACTGCGGCGATTGCGAAGTCAAATGCGCAAAGAGAAATTGCGATTGCAGAAGCAGATAATGCTAAGGAAGCAAACGATGCAAAAGTTAAGGCAGCTGAAGAGATTGCTATTCGAAACAACGATTTGGCAATTAAGCAGGCAGAACTTCAAAAAGAGGCTGACACAGAAAAAGCGCGTGCTGAGGCAGCTAAGAGCATTGAGGCTCAGAATCAGCGTAAACTTAAAGATGTTGCTTCAACCGAGGCTGATATCGCAACCGCAGAGAAACAAGCTGAACTTAAACAAAAAGAAATTCAGTTGAAAGAGTATGAATTGACTGCGTTGGTACGTAAGAAAGCCGATGCTGACAAGTACGAAAGAGAAAAAGAAGCCGAGGCTAAACTTGCGGCAGCTCAGCGTGATGCAGAAGCCGAGAAGTACGAAAGAGAGAAAAAGGCTGAGGCTGATTTGATGGTCGCTCAAAAACAGGCAGAAGCTCGTAAAGCAGAGGCCGATGCGACTAAATATGCGGCTGAGGCAGAAGCTGCCGCAATCAAAGCAAAAGGTGAAGCTGAAGCTGAGGCAATTCGTCTAAAAGGTGAGGCTGAGGCTATTGGTATCGAAAAGAAAGCTGAAGCTCAGGCAAAGATGAAAGACGCATCAGTTATTGAAATGCTCATGAAGGCTCTTCCTGAAATGACTGCAGCTGCTGCTGCTCCATTGTCTAAGGTTGATAAAATTACTTTCTACGGTGAAGGTAATCAGGCAAAACTTGTAGGAGATATTACTACAACTGTTCAAAAGGTTATGTCTGCGGTAGAAGATTCTACCGGAATTAACTTGGGCACAATGCTTGCCGGATTTTTGGGAGCAAAGGCAGGAGCAGATAGCGTAGAATCAAATAACGCTTAATTTTTAAAGAAGTGAGATTTTTCTCACTTTTTTTTTTTTTTTTTTTTCGCTAACGACCGT